CGCTGTTTTTTCAAGCCTGACCGACGACCGCGGGCTTGTCACCATAACGGCGATCAAGCTGATGTACGTCAAGAATTCAGGCGCTAACTCCTTGCAGCTATTTCCTACGAGCTGGAGCAACGGCCCGTTTGCAGGAAGCATCACTCTCCCGCCGGGGTCTGCGGTCACCTTCGTATGCCCAACGGCAGACGGCTGGGCGACGACGAGCAACAACGCATCGCTCGTGATCGAAACACCGGGTCAAGCAAGCACCGTCGAAGTCGTCTTCATCGGCGAGGGGACGATCACATGATCTCCGCAGGAACGATGAACGAACGAGTGTCGCTCCTGGCTCCGACGGAGTCCCGTAGCCCCACGGGCGAAGCCACCCTGACGTTCGTGACCGACACGACGGTGTGGGCCGAGGTCGAGGGCTTGTCGAGCCGCGACATCTTCCAGGCCCAGCAGGCCGACGTCGTCGCCAGCCATCGAATCCGCATCCGGCACAACCCAAACGTGACCTACCAGTATCGGGTTCTGTGGCGGGGCAGAACGATGGAAGTCGCCAGCATCACCGACCGATACGGCCGAACCATGTCTGAACTCCTGGTCAGGGAGGTGCTCTGATGGCTATCAACCAGGGCCAAGGGGCTCCTCGGAGCGTCGGCGGCGAGACATCGGTCAACAAGACGAATGCCTTCGTCAATATCCAGACAGCCGGCGCCAGGGAACTGGCCCTGGAGCTAGAGCGGGTCGCAGGGGCTATGGCTCTGCCGGGTTTGCTCAAGAAGGCTACGGCGCAGGCGTCGAAGCCGATCTTCGACGACTACAAGGCTCTGGTGTCGAAGCCGTTCGCGGCCGGCAGCGGCGGCGCCACCGGGAACCTCGCCAAGAGCGTGAAAACCAAGTCGGTGGAATACCAGGCCGGAAAGGTCGGAGTCTCGATCACCGGCCCGCAGAGCACGGGCAACCGCGGGGCCGACGAGCGTGACGGCAGTGGGAATCACGCCTGGCTGGTCGAGTTCGGAACGGAGCGCCGCCGCCCCGGAACCCAAGGGCGCAGAACCTACGTCAACGTGCATCAGGCGATCAACGGGAAGATGAAGCGAACGGGGACGATGAACGACGAGGAGTTCGCTCGGAAGGGGCGCGGCTACTACTTCCTGATGGGCTCGGTCAACGAGCCAACCCGCCAAGGCGGCAGCGGGAAAGGCTATTCGCACGACTTCGCCAGCATCAACGGGCGGAAGCAGCACCCGATCACGCTCCAGCCGGGTGAGACGATTGACCCCATGCCGGCCTACGCCCCCATGCAGGACACGATCACGGCGAACTACCGGGATGTCCAGACGGCTCTCTTTGCCGCCCTCCAGGCCCAGATCAACAGGTACATCTGATGCTCGTCTCCCCTGAGAAACACGTCTATCTAAAGCTGATTTCGACGCCTGGAGTGGCCCGACTGGTGGGCTTCCACGTCTATCCGATCGCCGTGCCGAAGACGGGGGCCAGCCTGCCGTTCATCGTCTACAAGCGGTCGAACATCTCCAGGGAAGCATCCCTAAGCGGCCCCATGTTCATGCCCACCTTGAGCCTCCAGATTGCCGCGTGGGCGTTGTCTTATGACACCGTCCGGACGCTGGCCGACGAGGTGCGGCTGGCCCTGGATGGTCACACCGGCACACTAGCGAATGCTACAATCGAAGATATGAGGTTGGTATCCGAAACGGATGACTTCCTCGACCCGACGGTGGCTGGGGCTCAGTTGCCTCCGGCCTATGAGGTCAGGCAACTGTATCAAATCATGTGGCAGGAATCTGCCATCTAGTAACGGCGCAAGGAGGCGCGATACATGGGAACTTCAGCACAGGGACTTACCTTCACGTTTGCCAGCTCGGCTGTCACCGTCACCTCGGTTCAGGTCAATGACTCGCAAGACCTCCTCGACGCGACCCACCTCGGTGTCGCCCCGAATGCTCGCCGACTCTTCGTCGGCGGTTTCGCAACCGAGCGAGAAGTGCAGATCGACTACATCTCGACGACCATCCTCTCGGCCGGCACGTCGGGTGCTCTTGCCATCTCCGGCCCGCTGTCGATCACTGGCAACGCGACGATCTCCAGTGCGTCCATCGGCGGCTCTGTGGGCGACTTCATCCGAGGGTCGGCCACGTTCCGGCTCGCCTGACGCCTGCCTGACAGGAGGCGTCTGTGGCTATTTCGTCGCATGGAACGACGTTCTCGTTCTCCAGCGATCAAGACTTCGTCTCCGGCCAGGTGACCTCGATCTCGATCGAGGAGGCCCAGCCCGAAGTCGTCGACATGACCGATATCGGCGACCCTCTCGGTGGTCGCCGAATTATGGCGACCGGCGACGTTCTCACGCCGCCGAAGGTCACCATAGAGTTCATGCGAAGGCAGGGCGACCTGTCGAACTTCCCTCCCGGCTTCTCGACAGAAACGAGAGGGTATGTGGAGGGCAACCTCGTCATTTCCTGCCCCTCCTTCGCGATCAATCAGCAGGCCGTCCTGGACAGCGCCTCGACGGACATGGCCGTCGGCGATGTCATCCGCGGGAAAATGTCATTCACGATCAGCAGAATCTCTTACTGATGTCGGCATGAGGCCGCAAGAACCTACAGGAACAGACAATCATGGCCGCCGACCTTCGTAGCCGAATCCTCGCCGCCGACGATATCAAGATCGAGAAGATTTCCATTCCCGAGTGGGGTGGCGACTACTTCGTCAAGATCATCAGCGGCACCGACCGTGACGCATTCGAGGAGTCCTACTCCGAACAGAAGATGAAGGCGTTTCGCGTCCGCTTCCTGGTGCTGTGCCTCTGCGAAGAGAACGGCAATCGGCTGTTCAAGGACGAGGACGCCCCGGAGCTGGGCAAGAAGTCGAGCGTCGTGATCAACCGAGTCTTCGAGTCGGCGTGGAAGATCAACGCCTTCACGCCGGAGGCCGTGGAAGCCCTGGGAAAAGAATGATGACCGACAGACCCGAGCGGAGGTTTTACCTCCGCTTGGCTCTGTGCCTGGGGATGTCGGTCAAGCGGTTGTTGCAGGAGGTCGATAGCGAGGAGATCGCTGAGTGGTATGCGTTCGACCAGCGGTATCCGCTGCCGGACCATTGGGCTCAGACGGCAAGGGTGTGTCGGATCATCATGGCCGCCAGCGGAAACTACAAGAAACGAGATATCCCCGACGAAGCGGCATTCATGCCCAGGGCCATTAGGCCAGAGCAGACAGAGGAGCAGATGCTGTCTGAACTGATGAAGCTCCAGAATCCTCAAGGATGAGGCGATGGCTAAGGCATATCTCGGCAAAATCTCCGCGATCGTCACGGCGAATACGTCGGATTTCAACTCCAAGCTGAATGCTTCGGCGAAGGAGGTTCGCTCCTTCGCCGCGTCGATGCAGTCGACGCTTAACACGGCCTCATCTGCCGCGCAAGCGTCTCTACGCGGCATCTACACCGAGTCGCAGAAGGTTTCGCGAGCCCTTCAGGCAGCCGCATCGCAAAGACTGTCATTCAAGGGCTTCGACACTAGCTCCTTTGCGTCTCTTTCGCAGGCCGTCGATCAGTTCAAGCGGATTCAGCAGGCGGCCGTCAGCGTCAATGAGCCCTTGAGTGAGGCGGCCAGGACGGTCGAGAGGCTTTCTGCCAGCGTGCAGATATCGTTCGACCCGGCGATGAAGTCGGCCCAGAAGAGTGCCGAGTACCTGAACGCAGCACTGTCCCGCGGTGGCATCGTCGGAGAGAAGTCGTTCGAGCGCATCCGCCTGAAGGCCGAGCAGGCGGCGCAGGCCGCTGACAGGCTGGCCGAAGCCTCGCAGATAGCATCATCCGGCCCGAGAGGGACGGAACTGGCGTTCCAAGACCCGCGGCTGAGAGACTCCCTGACGGCGTCGGCTGACCTCCGGAGGCGAGCGCAGAATGCGTCGGCCGGAGTCCTCGGCGACGGCAACGTCGGCAGGCTTGTCCAGCAACTGAGAAACCTTGACGAGGTTGCCGTTCGGACACGGGCCGAGATTGAATCGCAGAAGGTTCTGAACGTCGACACATCGGCTGCGGAGAAGCGACTGAGGGATATTCTTGAGACTTCGAGGAGAACTGGCGCCGCACTTCAGGGCGCGCTGAACTCCGAAGAAATCGAGGCGTCCATAGGCCAGTTTTCGCGGCGTGCCACTCCAGTCGGTAATCTCCTGCGGCAGAGGCAAGAAGACGAGCGGCGTCGACGAGACGAGGAGATCGAAGCGTCGGTGGGCCAGTTCTCTCGCCGCGCCACTCCAGTCGGCGATCTTCTTCGGCAGAGACAAGAGGACGAGCAGCGTCGACGAGACGCAGAGATTGAAGCGTCGGTGGGCCAGTTCTCTCGCCGCGCCTCGTCAATCAACCCGCCAGAAAACTTGGAGCGAGATGCCCGCAGCCGCACGGGCGGCGACATCCCCGGCGGCAGCGGCCCGCTCGGCGACCGTCTTGAAACCGGCCGACAGGTCGACAACGTCATCAATCGAGTCGCAGCCCTCCGGCAGCAGATCGATTCGCTGCCTGACTCAATCCGGTCGCAGTTCATCCCGTCCCTCCAGCGTGCTACGGACGAGGCCGCAGCTCTCGGAAGCAGGGGTTTCGCTGCCACGGCGGCCCAAATCCGCAACGCGGCCAATGAGGCCAGGCGGCTTGAGCAGGGAGTTGCCAGGGCGCAGCGAGGGCAGGGCTTCAGTTCCCAGTTCGGTGCCGAAGGTCGCCGGGGCGTAGAGTTCGGCCTTCAGGAGCAGAGCCTGCGGGGATACACGGCGCAGCTTCAAGTCCTCCAGCAAGTTCTGTCCGGAGTATCGACGACTGCCCGCGGGCCAGCAACCGGCGCTTTCGACCGGCTCAGGACTGCCATCTCCCAGGCAGCCGCAGACGGCACTCTCGACCTTCGCGGAACTCGCCAAGAGATCGAGCGACTGACGCGGGAGGCCGTAGGAGCCGCTGCGGGGGTGGCTCAGATAAACCCAGCAGGCTTAGGCCGTAGACTTCAAAGAGCCGGCGATATCGGCCGCGGAGCATTCGGGAACCTTGGCCTGGGCATTCAGCAGGCTGTCTTCGCCTTCGATGACTTTTTCTCCGTCACCGGCGGCCTCGACCAGCGGATCAGGGCGGCAGGGAACAACATCTCGCAGCTCGGCTTCGTCCTCGGCGGGACCGCGGGCCTCATTACCGGCGTTGCAGTGTCTATCACGGCCCAGCTCGTCGTCGCTCTCATCAAGTGGCAGAACGCCGGCGTCGGCACTGAGGACCGCCTGAAGTCACTGAACGACGCTCTCTCCAAACAGAAGTCCCTCGTCGAAGACCTAGCCAATGCCTTTAAAACGATTGCCGACGAGATCGCCCGCATCGGCTTCTCGAAGGCAGGGGCCGACGCAGCTCAGTTCCAGCGACAGCTTGATGACATCCGGAAGAAGCAGCGGGAGTTCAATCAGGAACGATTCGCAGAACTCGACCCAGACGTCCAGCGGGAGAGGGGCGTTATTGCATCCAGGGAGGCTCGTCTCGCCAAAGAGGAAGACCCCGCCACTAGGCTCAGGCTCCAGGAAGAGATTAACGACGCCAGGCGTAGGGAAGCCGAGGCGGCGACAAGGGCTAGGGGCGCAGCGCCAATCACGGCAGCCGAGGCTGCGAGAGTCGCGGTGGAGGCCAGAAGGGCTCGCGAAGTTCAAATAGCACGAGAGATTGAATCTCCAAACGAAGAGGCTGGCGCGAACAACAGGGCTAGGCAGAGGCAAGAAGACATCGACCAGAGGCTGGGTGCGGCTTCAGGGGAGCAAGAGAGGCGAGAAATTGCCAGGGATCAGCTTTTGTTTGAGAAGAACAGGCTAGAGAGAGAAGCAAGGTCGAATGATTTCTTCGGAGCAGACATCCTTGGCGGGGGAAGCAGCAACTCCGAGCAACTGGCGGCCGTAAACCTCGCGATTAGGCAACTTGATCAATCAATAGTCGACGCCGCCAACCGCCTGGAAGTCGAAACCGCCAGCGCCGCCATCGGGGCGGCAAAGCAGATCGGGCTCGCCCAGGCCAAGGTAGCCGACGCCATCGAGGCAGGCGTTCCTGGAGCCGTCGGCCTCCAGGTGCAGCTTGACGGCCTGACGCAGCAACTCTTCGACGCCCAGAGCGAACTGGCCGCCGCCCAGGCTAGGGCAAGAGGCCCAGGAGGAACTGGCGCAGACCTCGGCGCGGCTACGAAGGCCCGCGACGAAGTGGCTCGCATCCAGGATTCCATCAATCAGCGAGACGGCGAGATCAAGGCCATCGAGGCATCGCGTCGAGCCCTTGAGTTATTCGCCACCGCGTTTGAGAAGGTCAGGCAGGAAGCCGAGAGCAACCTCCAGGCAGCCGAGAGCGCTCGCGACCAAGCGCGCGGCGATGACCTTGAGCGGGGGACGGCAGGATCGCGGCAGGGGCTGGATCGGGCGCAAAGCGACCTTGACCGCCAGACTGAAGCCCGCAATAGAGTGCGAAGAGAAACCGCCAGGGCAGAAGAAGAAGCTCGCCAGGACGAGGGAGTTCGCCGCCGCGAGGAGGAGATAGCTCGGATAGACAGCCAGTTGTCGTCATCTGGTGTGCTCGCTCCAGGGCAGCGAGATGGTTTGATAGCCCGTCGGGAAGAACTCCGTCAGCAAAACGAATCAAGTGTTCAGAATGCTGTCAACAACGACCCAGGTGTCGCTACCGCACGGGATCAGTCGACCGCAGAAGAACGTCGCCGGCAGTCTGCCGAGCGAGGCCGGCAGGCATCGCAAACTTCTGCCCAAAAAGCCGGCGAGGAGCTGGCAAACACACTCCGCGACATTCGCGCCAACTTCGAGGCCCAGCCGGGTGGTGCTGCCGGAAACGCCGCCGCCGCGGCTGACGCCAGCCGCCGAGCTGCCCAGGACGCCATGCGCCAAACCGCCCCTGCCATCTTTGGCATGGCCGACGCGGTCCAGAACGCCGTCCTTCAGGGGCCGTCCAGAGCCGCTCTCCAGGCTTCCGACGTGACGACGATGCAAGGAGCCTCAGAACTCAACCGGCTCATCAGGGGCGACGATTCGGCGAAGAACGTAGATACCGTCGAACTCCAGAAGCAGAGCAAGGCACTGGAGCAGCTCGTTGCCATCGCCCAGGCGAATGGCGCCCCACCAGCAGTCTTCAACTAAGTAAACTAGGAGCCTACGATGGCAGATATCTCATATAGTGTCGCGGTCAAGGTGGAAAAGGGATTCCTTTCCAACAACATCAACGCCAACGGCGTCACGGCGGCCATGACCCTCACGGGTCTGAAAAGCGACACCTACACGCTTTCGACGAACGCTTCCAGCATCTCAACGGCGAATCTAGGAACCGTCGGCCTGGGGTTCCTCCGGAACCTCTCGACAGCCACGGCAGCCACGGTGCAGATCGGCATCGAGGCTGGCGGATCGTTCGTCTCCTTCGCGACCCTACGGGCCGGCGAGCCGGCGGTCATGCGGCTCTCTACTGGCACGCAGTATCAGGTCAGAGGAACTGCCGGCGGCCGGCTCCGCGTAGACATTACGGAGGGCTGATAGATGCCTCGTCGAGTCAGCGAAATATCTTCCGGCGGGCAGTTCTCGCGATCGAGCGAGGAAGGCCGCGTTGCCGACTCGCAGACCAGAGTATTCAAGATTCTCCTGAACCCCGGCGAGACGGCCGACCTTCAAGAGGCGTGCGGCGTCTTCATCGGCGATCAGCACCCGTATAACGAGAACATCTACTGCACGTCGTTCAGCTCCCAGTGGGACGGCGAGAGCAGGACGGTTCTGGTCTGCACGTTTCAGTATGCCTCGACGGCTGCGGCGTCCGGGGGAGAGTCGGGCCAAGACCCCAAGTCGTCGCCCCCTGACGTTAGGCCGTCGAACTGGACGACGAGCACGTCTCTGGTCGAGGTTCCGGCCCGCGAGTGGTATGTGGTTAATGACTCAGGGGTCGCCGCCGCGACAAAAACCCCCGCGAAGAACTCAGCCGACGATATGTATGACGGCATCTCGTACCTGACGGCGATGGTGAACATCTCCGTCGATCAACTTGAGCCGACTGATCCAACCAGGCATATCTCGCACTGCGGGAAGGTGAACAGCGTTGAGATGTACCTGGGCTCTCTTACGATAGCCCCCAGGACGCTGATGTTTCGCGGTGTTTCGTGCAAGCCGACGGTGGAGTCGTGGGGCAGATTTATCTTCCGAGGCTGGGTTGCCACTTACGAGTTCGCCTACCGTTCCGACACATGGGACTTGCGGGTGCCTCAGTCGGGGCTGAATGTGAAGTGTGTTAACCCCGTCGGCGCCGGAGGAAACCAAGACATCTACGGGCAACCACTCAAGCACACCAATCAAGGAAAGATAAAAACAGACCCTATAACCGAGCTTGCCGAAACTCTATTCGCCGGCGATAGGGCAAGAGCAATGGTGAGGGTTCACTCCTATGACAACGGCGGCGCTTCGCAGCTTCCTTCCGCCCAGCCAATCGCACTGAACGACGACGGCACGCCCCGGCGGGGCGATCCGCTCGTGAAGCGATACTGCCCATACGATCAGATTGACCTAGCCCAAGTCCTCCAACTCCGGCTCACCTAATGGCACAGCCAGAGCGTTACTTCATCGGGCCGAACGTCCGCGAGAAGCTGACGGAGGTATTTGCTCGCGTCGGCGGGATGCCGGAGGGCGGCGGCGGGGGGACGCCGGGAGCGCCTCTCCAGGATATTCAGCGACCGCAGAAGCGATCCAGGTACTTCAGAACCAACGAAGAACTTCCTGTTTGCAGCAGCGCGATGGGGACTGAGGTAGAGATATCCTCGCCTGACTGCATTCAAGTCCAGGATATCGAAGGAGCAGAGCCTGTAGAACTGTTCGACGTATCGAACAGCGTCCGCGTCTTCAACCTTGTGAAGCAGCGAGGCATAGACTTAGCGCTCCCGGTGGGCTCAATCATCGAGGCGATGGAGGAGCCCCAACTCTCTTCAGGAGAGCCTTTCTGGAGAATCCTGCAAGTCTTGAGTTGCGACTGCGACGGTTCAATTTCGTCGTCGTCCAGTGGGCCGCCATCGTCCAGCGGGTCGTCTTCCAGTGGGCCGCCATCGTCCAGCGGGTCGTCTTCCAGTGGGCCGCCATCGTCCAGCGGGTCGTCGGGCAGCGGGTCGCCGTCGTCCAGCGGGTCGTCGTCCAGTGGGCCGCCGTCGTCCAGCGGGTCATCGGGCAGCGGGTTTTCTGACTCCAGCGGGTCATCGGGCAGCGGGTCATCGGGCAGCGGGTCATCGTCATCCGGAGACTCCAGAACAATCGAAGTAGTGACAGACGTGCAGTGCGTCAACGGCAGCATCGAAGTCACGAAAACAACAATCCTCGTGTCTGGTGGCTAATGACAACAACGAACATTGGACCGTGTGGGTGCTGCGGTGGCACTAGGCTGGACTGCGAGGCGTATAGTGTCGAGGCTTATTGGAACGGCCTAACGCTGGCGATCACGCCAGTTACGCCGGGAGATGGCACTACTGCTGTTTCGGGCAGCGGGTCATCGGGCAGCGGGTCATCGGGCAGCAACGGCAACGATGAGTACCGCCTGGGCATATTTAGGAAGGAGTATTACGGTCGAGTTGCCTCCTGTTTTATCGGCGGTTGGGAGGGAGGTTGCATTCCGGTGCCTAACCTTGCGAATTTTCCTAGAGCGGCAGAATGTTTTTATTCATGCTCGTGCGTGGACTTGGACACTATCTCTAGCGGGTCATCGGGCAGCGGGTCATCGGGCAGCGGTTTTTCTGACTCCAGCGGGTTACCATGCGACGACAATACGACAAGGTTTGAATACATTCTGACCGGACACTTCGTCACGGTGTATGAACCTGTTGATCAGAGTTGCGATGCTCATTATCGCGCGTGGGGATGTGGATTTCGGGGGCAGTTTTCCGTTTGGAAATACACATATGTGGTCGCTGGCGGCGAGGCTTCAGGGCAAGCCGACGTTGAAGAACTCTTGTATGCAGATGAATACGGAAACGGCGAATACTCTTTCATTCCGTGCAATGGGTACACACCTCCTACGCCTACCGTGACGATCTTTTTTTAACCATGCGAATCAAGTTAGCGTCCTATCGCAGGCTGATAGTAGGCAGGCAGGCAGATGTTGAAACAGCGATGCGCGCCGTGACGCGCGACTACGGAGACGGCTGGGTCGAGGTTGATCACAGACATCCTGGCTACCCGCCCAGCAAAGTCACGGCCCAACCAACAGAATCACTGCCCCATCGCGACTCGGTTGGCTGGCTTGAGAAAGCCAAGAACTTCGCCATCGCATCTGCCCAGCACGTTGCGGCCGGGATGCCAACGTGCAGCGACGAAGAAATCATTCGACGACACGACATTTGTATGGGTTGCGAGTTCTTCAACGACAACTCATGCGGCAAGTGCGGATGCCCAATTGCGCGGGAAAAGAAGTTTATCTCCAAACTCGCGTGGGCCGATCAGTCCTGTCCTGTTGGAAAGTGGGGACCGACGTGAAAAAGTACGTCACAACGCTGAACACTGGCCGGAACGTACTTCACGAAAACGCGAGGGCGTCTCTTCGCGAGGCCGCAAGGAGATGGGGTGCCGACTACGTTGAGTTGCTGACGGTGCGGTCGCCGGAACCGAGGACGCCATACCACGAAAAGATTCATATCGACGAGCACTTCGGAGACAACTGCCGGGTACTGTATTATGACGGTGATGTTGTAGTTCGATCTGACTGCCCGTCGCCATTTGATATAGTCCCGCCGGGGCAGTTCGGCCTTGTTCGGAGCCACTACCCATCGCACGCCGGGTCAACTCGCCACGTTGAGAGAATGATTCCAGGTTTTGCCTCGAAGCACGGCGTAACGCTCGACTGCAAGGAGGAGTACCCGAACACTGGAATGATCTTGTTCGACACTTCATCACACTGCTGCGTCTTTGCTGAAGCGAGGCGAATGCGAGATGAGTGCGGCTGGCAAGATGATTGGGCTTTGGCTGACCAGGGGTTTCTCTCCGTCGCCGCCAAGAGGACGAACGCCGACATCTTCTGGATGCCTCCCATGCTTCAGTATGCCGGCCAGGACTTGTGGGCTGGATGGGAGCCGACAATGCACACCCTCGGCTATCACTTCTGCGGCCCGATAGACAAGTCGATAGCGATCCCCAGAACCGTCTGGGACGACCTCGGACCCGCGAGATATACGCCGAGTGGAGTTCGGAGATGGGAGAACGGCAAGCCGTTTGGCCTGAATGGCTTCGATGAGGTTCCGTTCTTCATTCGAGAAGTGTCGAAAGTGAGGCGGGGGAGGATTGTCGAAGTCGGGTGCTACCTCGGAGGCTTCACTTGGTACGGTGCGCAAATAGCCAGGGACAACTACTCAACGTGGCAGTGCGTCGATCACTGGGGCGGGTCGTCAGACCTTTCGTCCAATGACTGGGAGTCCGTCTACGCCGGGTTCCTAGAGAACATGCGTGAATCGCGTCTTGACAGATTCGTTGAAGTTCAGCGAACGACGAGTGTTGAGGCAGCCGCAAAGACGCCCGACGGGTCAATCGACTTGGTCTTCATCGACGGCGATCACTCTTACGATCAGTGCCGCAACGACATCGAAGCGTGGTTGCCGAAAGTGAAACACGGCGGCGTGATTCTGGGACACGACTACGGGCCGAATCACCCCGGCGTGATCCAGGCCGTGGGTGATGTTCTTGATGGGCCTGACGAGACAAGTCCAGGGTCGTTTGCGATATGGAAGAAGGTCATCAAATGAAAGACTTCTTTGACCGCGTTGTCGTGATTTCGCTGCGGCGACGAGCCGACAGGATGAGACGTTTCTCGGCGAGGGTTGCAGCCTGCGACTGGCCTTTTGCGGAGCCAAAGACATTTGACGCAGTCGACGGAAACGCCGTCCCATGCCCCAGCCAGTGGAAGTCCGGCGGCGGCGCTTACGGTTGCCAGCAATCACACCTGCGCGTCCTGCAAAACGCCCTGATGGACGGTGTCGAGAGGCTTCTTGTCATGGAGGACGATGCAGAGTTTCGCAGCACGTTCGGTGCCGATGCAGAGGCATTCGTAAAAAACGTCCCTGCCGACTGGGAGTGTCTTATGATCGGCGGGCAACACATGACCCCTGGCATTCCTGTGTCCGATGGCATTGTTCGCTGCAAGAACACTCAGCGAACCCACTGCTACGCGGTCACTCGCGAAGGCATGGCGACTCTGGCGAAACTCTGGGCAGAGGGCGTGAACCACATCGATTGGGATATGGGGCCGTGCCTTGGGAAGCGAGGTAAGACATACGCACCGTCATTGTTCTTGGCCGGGCAGGCTTCGTCGCAGAGCGACATCAGTGGCCGAAGAAACCCAACGCAGTTCTGGACGCCTCCTCGCGAGTCCCTGCCGCTCCTGTGGCTCCAGGCTCCACGCGACGTTGCCGAGCAAATGATGGAGTACGGATGCCACTACGGGGCAGACCTTGACAATGAAGGCAACGACGTTGGGTTAAATCGCGCCTTCCCTTCTCCCGGCGTTTACACCGGTGGAATAAAGAAGTTCATTGGACACGTCACCTGGGAGTGCGAGTCATTCGTCGATAAGCCTGGGATCGCTACGATCTGGCACCCTAACGCGACTGAAGCCTGTGCCGAATCGTTGCTGGCTGACTGCGCCCCTGCCGTGATCAAGGCAGATACTTTTGACCAGGCTAGCGAGATGGCGTCAGCACTTTTCCCCGAACTATTCTCGCTTCGGTCGACGCCGGCGAAACCGCCGATTCTGTTGCTGAAGACCCCTAGGAAGATCGTCGAGTCGCTCCGAGATACGAGGCTCGTCCATACCGGAAACTGGCGCGACAAAGATACTGGCATAGATAACGGACTGGCGGCAATCATCGGCGAAGGAAAGACGTGCCTCCGAGCGTGGCATTCCGTTCTGGAAAGAGAGGCCAACTGGATGAACTCTGCCGTGGCCGTGTGGCATCCATCGGCGACCATAGAACTCGCCGCTACGGCAGGAAGGCGGGTTGTCGTTATAGAGGCCGAAGACTTTGAGCAGGCACGGCAGCAAGTAGAAGCTGCGATGCTATAAAAAGACCTTGACTCCGAAACCCTACACAGCGACACTATCGGCATGGCTGACGACCACCACTTCACCGTCGCCGGCGACCGATGGCTGCTCAGGTTCACTCGCCTGAAGGGGCGGGCCGCGGGATGGGCCTACCTCCCTGACCACAAGACCCCGCTGCTGCCTCGCAAGATTCTGGTCGACGATCGTCTCAAGAACAGGGCCAAGCTCGAAACGATCATCCACGAGCTGATCCATGTCTGTTTCCCGACCAGCTCGGAGGAACACGTCACTTTGACGGCTCGCGACATCGCCAAGGTTCTCTGGATTCTGTCCTACCGGCAATCGGAGGAGTGATGGCAAAGGCGAGAAGCCTGATCGAGGAAGTCTCTGAGAACCTCCCCAGAGCCAAGGGGCTCCGGCCGTGGTACGAGACGCTCCCCGCAGACCTCCAGGGCGAGTGCGAGCAGATCAAGGCCGCATGGCGGGCCGGCAAGATGGGGACGAAGACCGGCCTAGCCTGGACTCTGTCCAGGTCGCTGAAGGCTCGTGGTGTTGAAATCGGCCACTATGGGATTATTCGTTGGCTCGAAAAAGCCTGATCGCCGAAGTCGCTGCCAGCATCACGCCCCACAAGCCCGCCGCTGAGTCCGAACAGGTGACTCAGCGGCAGGACGGCGACGTGCTGGAGGCTCGCAGCACCTCTAAGCGAATCAAAACCGTCGCGGACCTCCTGGCTCATATCGAGGCAGACTTAGAGCGATATGAAGTCGCGGCCTCTGAAGCCACGAAATGGGAGTGCGCCACGGCCGGCGACGACGGCGAGCCGACGGTCACTGAACTCCACCGGGTGTTCGTTCGCCTCAAGCCCCGCGGAGGCCCGACCACCAGGGACGTCGTCCAGGCGATGATCGCCGCGGCCAGCCGCGATATCCGCCGGCCGGCAGCCAGGAGGCTGGCGAAGCCAAAGAAGCAGAAGGACGCCGGCCTGTGGCAAGTCCTAGTCATCGGCGACACGCACTTTGGAGCCTACTCCTGGGGGAAGACGACCGGCGGCAGCGACTATGACCTGGGGATCGCCGAGGCCCGAGTGGCCGACGTAGCCGAGCAGCTCATCCAGGAGGGCAATCGGTATTCGCCGGCTCGTCGAACCATTGCCCTCTTAGGTGACATCATCCATTTTGACACACCCTCCGGCACGACCACCAGCGGCACGCCCCTGGAACGAGACGGCCGGATACAGAAGGTGATGAACGTCGCTTTCGACGTGATCGCCGGGGTTGTCGAGCGGTCGGCCCAGGACGTTCTCACCGACGTGATCACGGTCAATGGAAATCACGATGAAGTGATGACCTGGGCGCTTCAGCGGGTGCTGGTCGAGCGCTTCCGCAATTCCAGAACTGCGAACGTCCGCGTGGAGTTCACCGGCCGGCAGTACCTCTCCCACGGCAAGAACCTTCTGGGTTTCTGCCACGGCCACAAGGCAAAGCCGAAGCTCCCGCAGATCATGGCTCTTGAGCAGCCGCTCCTCTGGAGCGAGAGCACCTACCGCGAATGGCACACCGGCCACCTCCACCACCAGGCTGCCGCGGTCAACAAGCCTCTGGACACGCTTGGTGGAGTGATCGTCCGGACTGCCCCCACGGTCGCCCCGCCGGATGACTGGCATTCGGCCGGAGGGTTCATTGGCGCCCGGCAGTGCATGGAAACGTACATCTATCGTCCAGAGGGGGGCTTATCGGCGATGCACGTCGCCGCGCCCAAATGAAGTCAGGAGCACTCAAATGATCATTGGTATCTGCGGCCCCGCCGGGGCAGGGAAAACGACGGTGGCTGAAATCCTCTGTGCCGACGGCGCGGGCGTCTCGATCCCGGTGGCCGACCCGCTCTACAAGGGGCTGGCGGCGATGTTTGGCCTGTCAGAGGCCGACCTGACCGACCGCGAGACGAAGGAGCAGCCGATCGACTGGATCGGTCAGTCGCCTCGCAGGCTCCTCCAGACGCTGGGAACCGAGTGGGGCAGGGCGGTCGTGGGTGAGCGTATCTGGATCACGATCTGCCTGCGGCGGGCAGCCAGGAACCTCCAGGCGGGCTACCGGGTTGTGGTGGTCCCCGACGTCCGGTTTGAGAACGAGGCCCGCGCGATCCGCGAGGCCGGTGGGATCATCATCCGGGTCACCAGGCCGTCGGGGTGCGTGGCCGGCGAGGAAATGCGGCACTCGAGCGAGGGCGGCATCGAGGAGTCGCTGATCGACGTCACCGTCGATAACTCTGGCTCGATGGCCCATCTCAGGCGGGCGGTAAAGGCTACAATGGAAGAATACACGCCCGTGTAACAGCCTCGTGAGGGCGCGAAGCCCCGCAACGCACAGGGAGGTGCGTCACCATGCCAGAGCAAAAGATTCGCCGGAAGTTCAAGGCCATCTCCGTCACGCTCTCGACGGCGACCGCCGCGGCCACGACCCTTCGATGGGACGACGTTGCCGGCGGCACCCTGGAGATGGGAACCGTCTCGACGGCGGCCACGACGATCCAGGTGTGGGCGTCCGAGTCGGAGTCCAGCTCATTCGGCCGACTTTATAACTCTGACGGCTCGTCTGCGGATATCACCCTGTCTCCGAGCACCAGTGAATCAAGGGTATACGCCCTTCCGGACGCTTGTTACGGGGCCGGAGCCCTCAAGCTGGTCGCCGGCTCGACGGCGGCTACGGCGGCGGTGTGCATCGTGACCATGAAGACATGAGCGGAACAGACGTGTCCGAAACTCTGAAGACGATCCTGGAGCGGTGGGGATTTCCCACGCTTGTGGCGGTTTGCTGCCTGTATGTGATCAGGGTCGACATTTTGCTGCCGCTGGTGGACGAGCACAGGATGTTCGTCAAAAGCCTGAGCGAGACGCAGAAGGAAATCGCCGAGGCCGTTACCGAGCAGACCAAACTCCTCTACGCCCTCCAGCCCAAGAATATGGAGAAGCCCAATGGCATGGCAGGACAGTGACACAAGCGGCGGCAAGGTTCGCCTGAAGCACTCCCAGGTGGCGGCCGAGACAATCGGACCTAGCGGCTTGGTTCCCGGCGAGATCGCGATCAACGCCGCCGACGGGAAGATCGTCTACAAGGCCACCGACGGCACGGTGAAGGCGATCCCCGGCGGCCTTACCGCGACGGTCTACATCTACGATAACAACGGTGAACACATAATCACCATCGTAAACGGGATCATCACCAGTTGGTCTGCGCCGCAATGACCATGTCCCCCCGCCTTCTGCGACCGCGAGACACGGCGTTCACCCCGCGTTCTATCAGCGGCCTAGCCCTGTGGCTTGACGCCTCGTCTTCCGACTCGCTGTACACCACCGACGCGGGTCCGGTGGTGGCGGTGGCGAGCCCGCTGGATATCGCAACGCCTGCTTTGTGGTTGGACGGGGCGGACTCATCCGCTGCGAGCATGACGCTGAACGGCTCGCTTGTTGAGACTTGGAAGGACAAGAGCAACAGCGGGAACGACGTGACGGCGAGCGGTGGGCTACGGCCAACGCTGACAAGCAACGCTTTGAATAGCCGGAGCGTATTGACGTTTGGCGGGTCGCAGGGGCTAACCGGAAATCTGGCGGCCAGCATCACCACAAACGCATACAGCGTGTTTGTGGTGTGCAAGATTACTGGAGTCATCACAAACGGACGCCTACTTAGCACGGCTGGCGCAGGCAACGATTTCGCGTCTGGTAGCGTCATCCCGTGCGTATCCAACGGCGGAACCCTGTCCGCGTTTGCTGGCACTCAGGGCACAAACGCAAGTGGCGTCACCGGCTTCGCGTCCTACGGCGTGTTCGCAGGGGTGCTGTCATCGAATCTCGTTACGAACTCGGCTGGCGGGATGTCGGTCGCATCGGCAGCCGCAACGCTTTCTACGGCAGTCACTCGTCTTGGCGTTGGAGTCGCGGCACAGGGTGGTGCGGGATTCAACACTTGCGACATAGCCGAGATCATTCTTTACCCCACCGCCCTCACCACCGCCCAGCGAGCATCGGTCGAATCTTACTTAGCCACCAAGTGGGGCATCAGCGGCGTCCACGCTCCCGCCACCGCGAGCAGCGATCCGGTGGGGTACTGGGCCGACAAGAGCGGCAACGGCAGGCACGCGGTGATGTCGGTCAGCGGGAACCGCCCGACCGTTGGGGCTTCTTCGGCGGCTGGCAAGAACGCGGTGCGAAACAACGGCACTGGCTCTGTCGCCCTCCAAGTCGCAGCATGGCCGTACACGGCAGGCAATACGCAGTTCGCCGTGTTCAATGCGTCCGCGATCAATCAAGGGATCGCCCAGCGTGGCTCGCTAAACGACGAGCCTCGCATGGCGATTCAGACTGGAGCCAACGGGGTTGCTGCGGTTCGCGCGACCAGGGGCGGTAGCGTGTTGGCGCAAACTGAATCTGAGGCTGGCTACGCTCTTTCCCAGTGGGCCATTGGCGCAACGCTGTTCAACACATCTCTGGGGCGAGCCTACCGGGACGGCGTGTACGGGGCAGACACAACCGACTCGCAGACGTTTTCTGGCGATCAGGAACTGCGGCTTCTCTCGCTGCCGTCAAACCTCTACGGCATCAACGGCGGCATCGCAGAGTTCCTCTACTATGACCGGCAGTTGAACGCCGTCGAAGTTGACCGCGTGGCTCGCTATCTTTCTCGTCGCTGGGGCATCACCCTCGCCCCGCAAGTCAGCAACGCCGACGCACAAGATTGGATCAATCGCGTCTACCAAAACGGCGGCACGGTGAGTGCCGCGACGGCGGCCAGCGTGAATACCCTGTGCGACTCACTGGAGTCGGCATCGCTGCGGGATCGGTTCTACCGTTTGAACATTTTTGCGGGCGGAAATCTCAATGCCGCACTGGTTCCGCTGTTCCGTACATGGCGCGTCTACAGCGGAAGGAATCTGCTCTCGGTAGGCGACAATCTCTCAGCATCAGCATGGACGAAGTCTGGCACAACGGTCACGCAGTCATCGTCTGAGAGGCCGTTCGCCTACGGACCCTATGCAAACGCAGTGACGGCCACTGCCGGGTCGGGAGTGACTCCGTATGTAGTCGCCGCTGGTGTAGTCGGATTCGGCACAGTCACATACTCTGCGTACTTGAAGGCGAATGGTCAAAACACTGTTCGCATACTGCCAATCGGAACGTCTGGGCAGACATTCCCAGGAGGCGGGACTGTCGCATACGCGAACATTGATCTGTCTACTGGTGCTATCTCCAACGTACTGGCAGGGACAACAGCCACTGCCACTAATGTCGGAAACGGCTGGTGGCGACTCGCCTACACGGTCACCAACAACGGCAGCGGCCAAACTTCCTTGAGATTCGATATTGGCAATGGCAATCCCTACACCGCTGCCGGAACGGAGTCAGTGTTGTTCTGGGGATTGCAGAATGAACTCGGATCGACCGCGACAGAGTTTGACCCGTACCCGCTGGGCAATGCGACCGACACCAACAACGCCTTCTCCGGCGTCGGGGTGGACTACGCGGAGACGGGGGCGACGGGTGGGCTCAAGGGCAACGGAAGTACGAAGTATTTGGACACCGGATTGGCAGGCACCACGTTCTCGGCGGGCGACCGGCATTGCTCGGCATACTGGAACGCCAACCCAACGTCTGCTGGTAGCGTTGCTTTCATCGGCAACACGGACACTACATCTAATAGCGCATGGTTTGACATCAGTAGCAGAGGCTCAAACCCTGGCAGCCAATCGCAGATAACAAACGCCTACGGACTTACTCACACATCAGCCAACCACCACCAACTCGCGCAGTTCAACGGAGCCAACTCCGCTGTCTCCTATAGCAATGGCGGCGACAAGCAGACACGCACTGCATTCCCCATTGGCTCACCAACGGCAGCCGCCAGCAACTGGTTTGTGTTCGGCATCAACCCGTCGCTATTCGGCGGCATTAGGTCTGATGCCCGAATCTGCACCTACTCCATTGGACTTTCGATGAGTGACGCCAACGCCCTGGCCTTCTACAACGCTGTTCACGCATTCCAAACCGCGCTCGGGAGGCAGGCATGACCCTCGCAGAGTTCCTCGCTACGCCGCTTCCCGACACGGCCACGCTCCAGACGTTGGCGATTGTGTTCGATACCGCCCTCGCCCAGAAGATGCTCAACTTCCACGCATGGTACGGCGACCCTCGCTGCACCGTGTACCCGGCTCCGCTCGCGGATGGCCGCTGGTGCCACGTTGCCGACATCCTGCCGCAGTGCCTCGCGGAAGGCGGCATCTACGCGGCCGGGTTCGCACGGCTGGATGCTGCAAACTTCGCCAGCGTGGAGGTGTTGCCGCTGGCCGACCTTGTGTTTGCCACCGAAGCGATGCCGCAACTGGTGCCAGAAGAGCGGCCAGAGCCAGAGCCAGAGCCAGAGGAGTCTCCTAGCCCTGTGAGCTAGTGGACTGCCCCGCTACGGAACCTCTGCCGAAAGATTTTTGGGCATAGGTTTCCGCGTGACTCACTGGCGTCTACCGATAGAATCTTGGCATGACCCTCCCCGAGCAATCCGACCGAGCGGTGGCCCAGACGCGGGAGTTCCTCGTGCGGTTGGCATCGCCGTATGGCGATGACGGGATCAAGGGGATCAGGCGCGAGGTGAGGGCCGAGGCATCGCGGTTGCTGCGGCACTATCCGTTGTCGTGGAACGGCGATTGTCCGGAGCTGGACAATGGCACAAACGAGGACACAGTAGGCCGCACACTGGCACGCAGGATCACCGGGCTACAGTCAACGCTGGAGCACCGAGAGGAAGTGCGGCGATTAGAGGCGGTAATCGCCGCAAGCCAGCCAACGCTGACCGACGCGGAACGGGAGGCGGTTGAGGCAGGATTGGGAGAGGTTGAGGGCGTCTACCCAGAGACAGCAGCCACGTTGCGGGGGCTGCTGGAGCGACTTTGATTTCGTTGCGACCGATATAACTGAGGTGTATCCGCATGACGACCGATAAAGCCGACGCAATAATCATCGAATGCGATATTGTTCGCAAACGAGACCCTGACATCCTGGCCGACTACCGCCAGTGGCGATCCATGCAGGAGGATCGTGTCGGCACGCACTCGCCAGACTGCCACCTGTGGCCCCGCCATGAGCGGTGCATGATCCACCGGCTGGCGGCCGAGGTCGCGCGGCTGCGTCAAGTTTTGGTGCAGGAAAGCATCGGCACAGAAACTGACGGGAAGTGACAGTTGGTGCGCAGCCTACGAAACCTTCGGAAGCATGGCCGATGCGTTCGTGGCGTCCCCTACGATCCTTGGATCGAGGTAGTGCCGCCGCTTTAAAGCCGGATTTGAGTGATCAAGCAACTCCTGGGCATCGCCGCCCGCAGCTTCAAAGTAGGACGCCGACGTTCGACGAATCCTATGAAACTTGCTTCTGCGGTCCTTCGGGAGGTTGGCTCGATCCAGGATTCGATCCAGGTGGTAGTAGATCGTGCTGACGCTCTTCGTCCACGGGAAGACTAGGTCGCGTCGAGGCAGGGCTATCTGGTCGATCGCCAGGGCCGTGTCGGCGGTGATCGACCTCGTCAGATCGCGTCTGCCGCCCTTCCGGCCCTCTGCCCGCATGATGACCAGGGTGCCGTGGACGTCCGCGTAGCGAAGGCTCAGGCACGCCGAGATGCGTTCGGCCGAGTCATACATGGTCAGGAGGAGCGCCCGCCAGAACCCTGCCGCCGGCACACCCTCGATTTCGCCGACCTCGTGGGCCGCGCTCTGGACGAGCCGCCGCATCTCGTCTGACAGCCACGCCTCCGGCGTCCGCTGCGGCACGACGATCCGTCGAAGGCCGGCCGACGGGCCACGCGAGACGCCCTCGATGGCTTGATCCCAGGCCAGAGCCCAGATTGCCCGGAGTTGGGCGCGATCTTTGGCTGCCGTGGCCGGCTCCCGGTGCCGGAGTCTCCACGCCAGATACCTGGAGATCGACAACTGGTCGAGATCGAGGACCGTCGGCTCCCGGTAGCCGCTGCCATCGACCTCCCCCAGGTATTCCCCGAGAGCCTTGATCGTGAACTCGTAGAGTCTCTGCGTGCGGGTGCTGATGCCCTTCAGAGGAGCGTAAAAGTCGTGGAGGAAGTGGCGTAGAGTCATCGGTGAGGTGTACCCCACCGAGAGTGCCATCTTCGCGGGGGTATTTAAACCCCCCCGACCATCTCCGGTGTGATTGCGAAAACTCGCCTGATCCGTATGCTCGGCCATGTGAACCTGTGGTTCATTTAATTCTGTCGCGCCGGCCCTAATCCAGGAGCCATTCGTCTACCTCCTCCAGCAAAACTCCTGTAGCCCGCTCCATAGTTGAAATAAATGATGCAAGCGCCCGGTCTTGGGCCTCGTCGTGTCGGTGAATCCTGCCGGCAGACAGCATTGCGGCCGTGTTAATCGCAGCGAAGACGCTGCGAACCTGCCTTCGGGTGATGGAAACTTGAATGCCTGTTTTTGCGCTGCCAGACTTAGTGGTGGTCATGCCTACTCCATTAGGTGCGGGTTTTCCGATCCATCGGACGCCCGACATTAGAATCCCCTATCCTCCACTCAGTCAAGAGAAGGTCAGCGACCGCGGCGAAATCAACAAAACCCCCGCAGGACACCTAGACTGCGTGTATTATCCAGAGCCCCAAACCTCTGGAGGAGCTATGGCAAAGTTGAAGGATCAGGCAATCGGTTCGTGGGAGGCCGCTGCCGTGGCCGGCGTCCACTGGACGCAGCCGGCCGTCATGGCGAAGAAAGGGCTGATCACCTCCCGGCAGATCAAGAGCCCCACGGCGACCGGCACCGACCGGGTCTTCTCCCTCTACTCCCTGGCTCAGATCGACGCCGACTATCACGACTACGAGGACGTCCAGGCGACCCGCACCCGCCGGCGCCCCCGCGGCTATCTGCACCTCCGGCCGGCGGCGGTCAAGAAGCTCTCGGCGCTCCCCGTGAAGATCGCTTTCGACGACGCCGTCGGGGCCGGCGAGGCCGCGACCATCATGGGCTGTCACTGGACGTGGCCGCCCCGGCTCGCCAGGGCCGGGAAGATCGAGGGCCGCGTTGTCCACAACGGCCGAGCCGGCACAGCGTCTGACCGACTCTGGATTTTCTCGCGATTGAGTTGCGAACGTAACGCCAGTGAGGCGAAGAAGTTAGTTCGATCAGGCACGAAGGTCGGACGCCCGCGCCGGTCGCTCCAGAAAAAATAAGGTTGCTCTGTAGGCTTCCTGCCGATACATTCTCCGCACCTACGGAGAGGTACAGGCATGGACGGCCGACTGTGGCAGCATCAGGATGAGGCGATCGCGTGGGCCGGAGGCCGGCGCGACGTCATTCTCCATGTGGGGATGGGGGCAGGGAAGTCCCGCATCGCCATCGAGGTCATCCGGCTGGAGCTTCAAGCCGGTCGAGCCCGCCGCACGATGATCGGATGCCCCAAGGCCGTCATCGCCGCCTGGGTGAAGCAGTTCAGTATGTGGATGCCAGAGGCCCGCCTGGTTGTCCTTGACCGCGGAACCTCGGCGAAGAAGGGCGAACAGATCTCCGCCGCGATGGCCGACACCTCGCCGGTCGCAGTGATCGCCAACTACGAGTCGTGGTGGCGGATCAAGGCCGCGGAAAAGGTCGCCTGGGACTGCTTCGTATTCGACGAGTGCCACCGGCTGAAGAGCCCGTCGGGCGCACAGAGCAAGTGGGCGGCAAGGCAAACCAAACGCTGCCCGACGGCGAAGCGAATCGCCCTCTCCGGGACGCTCCTGGCCCAGACGATCCTGGACGCCTTCGGAATCTACCGAGCCGTCGAATCGCCGGAATGCCCGACCTTTGGCACGACGTACACGCTCTTCAAAGCGACCTACGCGATCACGAATCCAAATCTCCCAGGCATGGTGATCGGCTACCGGAATCAGAAGCAGTTCGGAGAGAAGATCGCCGCGACGACCTTTCATCGTCGAAGCGAGGACGTCCTTGACCTTCCGCCGATCCTGCACACTGAAGTACCCGTGGAGCTGACCAGCAAAGAAGCCCATGTCTACCGGCAACTGGAGAAGGACTTCTGCGCTGAAGTCGAGGCCGGCAAGTTCGTCACGCCAGCCAATGCGATGGTGAGCCTGCTCCGAATGCTCCAGGCGTGTCAGGGCTACGTTCGCATTGACGGCGATGCGAAGGCTCATCGAATCGACGAGCATCCCAGCAAGCAGGCTGCGTTCGCCGAAATGATCGAAGACATCGAAGAGCCGCTGGTGACGTTCGCACGGTTTCGCTCCGATATCGACTGCGTGCTGGAAGCCTGCCACAAGCATGGCCGCACCGTCAGCGAGCTGTCGGGTAAAATCAACTCCCTCGCAGAATGGCAGGAAGGAAAGACGCAAGTGCTCGTGGCTCAGATTCAGTCGGGTGGGATCGGGATCGACCTGACCAGAGCCAGCCTGGGGTGCTTCTTCTCTATGAGTCACTCGCTCTCCGAGTGGCTTCAAGCCATTGCCCGCCTCCACCGGCCGGGCCAAACCAAGAACACGCGGTTTTTTAGTTTCGTCAGCACCCTACAGGGGAAGAAAACGGCCGACGGCCGCGTGTATGAAGCCCTGTCTCAAAGAAAAGAGGTCATCGATGTCATTCTCGCAGGCTACAAGCGAAGTTAACGCACTCTCGTCTGCTCTGGAGCAGATCGCGGCAATCGACCGAGAGATCGATGCCGCTGAACTCAAGGTCAAAGAACTGGAGAAGCGGCGCGAGGCTCTCGCCAGTGTCGCGGTCGAGGAAATGACCAGCGGTCGTCTGGACGGCGTCCGCGTTGCCGGCCGCTCGTGGCGGGTCGAGTGGGAACACCGCGTCAGTGCTACCGGCGAGCATCAGGACGCCATCCTGGCCGCGGCAAGGGAGGCGGGGCTCGACAAGCAGCTCATCACGGTGAACACCACCAGGCTCAAGAGCCTCCTGAAGGAGATGGCAAAGGAAGCCGGCCGCGACCCCCGGCAGCCGTGGGCGGACGGCACTCCGTTCGCCGGCGTGGTCAGTGAGTTCGTTCAGCCGGTGCTCAGGCACGTCACTGTGGGCTGAAAACCCTACAGAGCAAGCGTTGCCGGCGGGCGTGTGTCCCGTCGGCTGGTTGGTGGTTCAGAAGGCGCTCTAGGAGAAAACCATGAGCACGACGATTTCGACGAATGTGACGACGATCGACTATCCGGCCCTCGCGCCGGATAGCCGCCAGGCCCGCATCATCGCGGCGAACCTGGAAGGTGAGCCGATGTCCGAGATGGACTTGATCAAGGTGCCGACGCCAGCCGGCGGCGGCACGACGTGGAACATCGACGCCAACGGAAACATCGAGAGCACCGAGGAGGTCAGCGGCCTCCTGGTGGCGATCGGGAAGCGGGGAGTTCTGTGGCCGAAAGACGATCCATCGGACATGCGTCCGGTGATCGTGTCCAACGACCTCCTGGTCGGCTACCGCACCAGCGACGACGTGTCGCTGGGAGACATCGACCCGAAGGCGCTGGAACGCTACCGGATCGGCGATCGCCGCTATGACTGGGCGGCGCTCTCCACCGGACCCGAGTTCGGCTACGGGGCCGGCAAGGGCGGCGGCAAGAAGGTTAAGGAGGCTCGCATCCTGGCGATCCTCCGGCAGGGCGAGACGTGGCCGGTGCTGGTGACGGTCGGCCCCGGTTCCCTCAGGAACTGGCTGCCGTTCCAAAAGCGGCTGCCGGCGTTCCCGTGGGAGTGCGTGATCGGCCTCAAGTTGCAGAAGGTCAAGAGCAGCGGCGGTCAGCCCTACTCGCAGATCGTTCCGCGGCTGGTCGGCGTGATCACTGAGGAGCAGGGCGACATGGCGAAGCGTGTCTATCACGACTCGCTGACCGCCATGTTCAACGCGCCGCCGGCCGGTGCGGCCCAGGCGTTCTCGGTCGCCAGCGACGACGAGTGATCAATCGGCTGGGCCGGCGGCCAGAACCCCGCGCTAGGGGCCGGACGCCTAGCCGGTGAGTGGCGAGTAACCCCGGAAGTCGGATGAGGCCGCTGCGGTCACCTTTCCCGCATGTCCATCCGGCGAAGTTCTCCTCCCGGCCTTCGAGAAATTGGGGGCCGGGAGGGGTTTTTGGAACAAGGAGATGGATCAATGCTCAAGGCCATAGTGGACGGATGCGAATCGCTCGCGACCCCCAAGGCGGTCGGATCATGTCCCCTTTGCGATTCGCAAGTGATCGCCAAGTGCGGCAGCATGGTCGTCTGGCACTGGGCACACGCCTCGCTCGCCGACTGCGACTTGTGGAGCGAAGGCGAAACTGACTGGCACGCCGCCTGGAAGTCCCGGTTCAGCAGAACCGAAGAGACGATCACCAGGCAGATCGGCGGCTCTGTCGTGAAGCACAGGGCCGACGCCATCACGAGCCGGGGGAGGGTCATCGAGTTCCAGCACAGCTCCATCTCTGCTGAAGAGATCAGGGAGCGGGAGCGGTTCTACGGGGACATGATCTGGGTGATCGACGGCTGCGAGGCTTACTTCAAAAACAGAGTCGGGTTTATTTCTGTTCGGCCCGCTGACGGGCAGGAGTACGTCAAGTTCAAGTGGAAGTCTCGCAAGAGGTCTTTCGACAACGCCGAGTCGCCAGTGTTCGTGGACGTTGGGATGGCGTTTATCGAAGTTGGCGAGCCGTTCGTTAAGCACAAGGATTGGTGGGATGACTGCGACGATGGCCTTCGCGATGGCATTCGCCGTCACCAGGGCGTCTGGCAGAGGATCATCCAAACTCACTGCCTGCTTGAGATAAAGAAGCGATCGGAAGGTTTTGGGTGGGGACGGCTTGTGCCCCACGATGACTTCTGTACTCGCTTTGAGGGTGAATCAGTCGGGCCGTTCAGATACCGCAGGGCACTGCGCCTTCAATCTGCCGGGTGGTCCGACGATGGGTTTACATATTCGCACGGCGTTGACCCGTGGCACAAAAACACATGGGGCCGATCCAGGCCGTGGCACTCGTGGTGCCATGAAATCCTGAATCCTTCCAAGGACGGAGCGGAGACAGCATGAGCAACGAGATATTCAAGGCAGCGGCTCGGTACGCGGCGAATCAAGGCTGGCCGATGGTGCAGAACTACGGCATGAGGGAAGACGGCGGGTGCATGTGCTACCTCCGAAAGTCATGCGCCACTCCAGGGAAGCACCCAATCCACACCGACTGGCTGCTTCACGCCACTATCGACGAAGAGACGATCGCTGGCTGGTTTGAGGATGGCGCAATGTTCAACATTGGTCTTCCACTCGGCCCGTCTAGCGGGGTGCTCGATACTGAGTGGGACAACGATAAGTCGTTCGCAACGGCGAAGCGATTTGGCCTGCTCAACATACCGACTCCAGGCTTTACGTCGTCACGCGGTGGTCATCGACTCTGGAGGCTGGACAAGCGACTGATCGACTTGGCAAGTTCCGTCAAAAAGATTGACGGCTTGGAGGTCCGGTTTGGCGGCGGCGGCAAGATGACGCAGTCGATCATTCCGCCTAGCGTCCATCACACTGGAAAGACGTATGTGTGGGAGCCGGGGCGATCCCCCGACGAGGTCGACGTGGCAACGATGCCAGAGGCTCTTGTTCTCGCAGTCATCGCCGCCTGCGGTGATGAGCGTCGAGAAGGCGAGGTCACCAAGAACACGATCTACGAGCGAATCATCCAAGTGGGCGAGAGGAACGAATCCCTTGTGTCCTGGATTTCTTCGGAAATCATGCGGATGCGTGATCCGCACGACCCGGTCGAGCAGCAAAACGTGCTGATGATCTGCCGTGCGCTCAACCAGACGCGGCTGGCCGTCCCCATGAAAGATCACGAGGTCGTCTCAATCTGGCAGGGGCAGCTCCGGTGGGGCATGAAAGCCAGGGCATCTGGGGCCACGAAGGTCGCCAGCACCGACAAGGACGCCGACGAGAAGGTTCGCGAGGCAAAGCAGAAGAGCCCCCATACCGCCAGCGGCCTGGAAATCCGCGGCGGCGAGTGGTTCCCAGGTCTGTGGAGCCTGACTGTCGTTCACGGCGACCCCAAGGAGTTCCGGATCGGCGTCCCGCTGCCAGGGGCGACCATCGAAGACGACGAAGATCGAATGAGGGTGTTCGTCAGCCTGTCTAGCGCGGACTGGTCGAGCCCGATTTCCGTCGCCAGGAAGGTCCTGGAAGCCACGGGAACCATCGACGTGACCGACCCGAACCCGAAGGAATGGGCCAAGATTTGGAACGGCTATTCCTACAAGCCGGAGGGCGAAAAGAAGTCGGTCAAGGTTCGCGGCTTGAAAGTCAAGCTGATGGACGACCGTGAGGAGGAGTTCCCGCCGGCCGAACAGCAGCGTTTCGCCGTGGTTGCCGGATACCTCCTGGACGCCCTGTCGGGGGCGGTGATCCCAGACTCTGACTCCGACGATTCGACGCCCCATCCATCCGGCCGTCCCTGCTGGGTCAGGGGGGCCGACGGCTACGAACTGTATTTCTCATGGAGCCGGGTCTTCGAGGACATCCAGAAGACCAGGAAGGTCCAACTCAACAGCGGAGAGATGGTTTCGCTGAAAAGACGGATGCTCGCCTCCACGGGGGAGCAGGAGTTCCGCGTCGAGCGGTTCAGAACCGAGGCCGGCGTCCGGAGGAGGTACATCGTCTGGACCCAGAGCCATATTGCCCATCTTGAAGAGATTGCCCATCCTGACAGCAACTGGACCGAAAAAAGCCTTATAGAGGGGGGCGGAATTGAATTTCAGAAACCAATTATGAGCGCGGGTTTGCGGGTTTGTGGTCCAACGTGACGTAAATCCCTACACAGCAACACTTTACGGTGGACCACAAATTGGACCACAAACGGACGAAAAAAAAGAGGTGGTCCAAATGAAGGTAGCCAGGCTCATCGGCGGTGCGGGAACGGGGAAGACGACCGAGCTTCTCCAGATTATGAAATCGGTGATGGAGCAGATCGGCCACGACCCGTCGGCCATCGGGTTCGCTTCGTTCACAAAGGCGGCTCGGGAGGAGATGGTCACTCGGGCATCCGAGGCTTTCGGCTGCCACAGTAGCCTACTGGACAAGCATGGGTGGTTCCGGACGGTGCATTCGACGTGCTACCGGATGCTGGAGGTCAAGAACGACCAGATGCTCTCCGCTGACGATAAGGCGTCCCAGTGGGTAGCCGACAGGCTTAGGGTCAAGGTTTCCTGGAAGAAGGTCGCAGACAGCGGGTACTCGGCCTGTGTCGGGGATACGGAGGCTGCTGCCTCCCTGACGCTCTGGGACGTCTCCAGAAGCCGTATAGAGCCTCTGGCTTCTCTCCATGCCGCCAAGGCCAATGCGGGCCTGGAGGTGCCTCCTATGGCGACTGTGAAGCATTTCGTTAAGAAGTACGAGGATGCCAAGAGGCTGGACGGCAAATATGACTTCGTCGACCTCCTGGGGCGGTATGCCGGGGTGAGGTTTGGGCTCGACGGGCCGGAGGACGTCGAGCCAGAGAGGGCGCTGCCTCCGGGGGTGAAGGTCTGGATTTTCGATGAGGCCCAGGACTCGTCGTCCCTGGTGGACCGGGTCTGCCGGCGGCTGGCGTATGCGGATGGGGTGCAGTGGGCCTATCTCGCGGCAGACCCCTTTCAGAGCGTCTTTGGCTTCGGCGGGGCCGACTACAAGAACTTCCTGTCGTGGACCGTCGACAAAGAGCGGACGATGCCGCAGTCGTGGAGATGCCCGAAGCCCGTCATGGAGCTGGGGGAGAAGTGCCTGAAGCGAATGAAGCAGGGGTATTTCGATCGCGGAATATCCCCGGCCTCGCATGACGGGAAGGTCATTAGGGAGCCGTCGATCGAGCGGGCCATCGGCCAGATCGACGGCTCTAGGACGACGCTGGTGCTTGCCAGGTGCAACTACTCTCTGAAGAAGTTCTCCGACATCCTGGAATCCAGGAAGATTCCGCACGCCATGATCAACGAGCGGGGGGACACAATCGCCCTGACCGCGTTCAACGCCTACTGGAAGCTCCAACACGGCCAGGGGATCGGCCACGACGAATGGAAGGCGGCAATCTCCTTGACGCCCGTGAAGGCTACAGGGGAAGATATCTTTCTCAGGCGGGGCGAGAAAGCAGCCTGGACGAAAGGGCGAAGGGAAGGCGTCGACTTCATCGCCGCCGACGAGATCGTGTCTTTGGGGGGCGTTACGCCGGTATTGGCCGAACTGATCAAGGACGGCCGCTGGGCCGGGCTGCTGGACGAAGGGACTCGCTGGTACAAGGCCGCGAAAGCCCACGGGGCCGATATCGCCACCCGGCCGAACGTGCGGCTCTCGACGATTCATGGGGCGAAGGGGATGGAGGCCCAGGACGTCATCCTGTCGACCGAGACGGCCGCCCGCGTCGAGCAGGAGAGGGAGCTTGACCCTCGATGCCACGACGAGGAGTGCCGGCTTGAGTATGTGGCCGTCACCAGGGCCAAAGAACGGCTGGTCGTGTGCGAGTCCGACGAGCCTTACGCGATGGATTTGCCACTATGAAAGACACCCTTTTCGACCTTAATCGCGAGCATCCCAAGTCAAGTCCGCGCAGGAAGACATTGGCTGATGCCCCCCAATTAGCAGCCGATTTTATAGAGAGCATTCCGCGAAGGGCTATCCAGGCACCCTCGCCGATCTTGGGGACTATCGACCATACCTACCGCTGCACCAGGCCGTCGTGCGGCGCGGAATGCAGCGACATCATCGAGGTGGCTGGCCGAGAGTGGCTGATCATGTGCGCCTTCTGCGGACTGATGCAGTGGGTTCCCGTGATTCAAGGCTTCCTCAAGCCGAAGCCTGCGGAGTTTCGATTCCGCGACGGTCGGTTCGAGGGGCTGACGCTGGCCCAAGCAGCCGCCGAGCCCAAGGGATCGGAGTATCTGTCGTGGGCGGTGAAGAGCCACCCGCGACAAGACGTGAGGGACGAAGTCAAAACCTACCTTGACGCATTCGGCGTCGGCCGATAACCTACGCACCAAGACAAAGGAAAGGATTCCTCAATGGCACTCGTTCTCACTCGTCGCCCCGGCCAGAAGATCGTTCTGGACCGCCCGCACATCGAGATCATCGTCGACTCCGTCGTGGGTAAGACGGTGAAGCTCGTCATCAAGGCTCCGAAGCATATTCGGATTAGCCGCGAGGAGCTGACTCTCCGGCTCCAGGAGGCAAAGCCGTGATATGTGGTTTCCCTCGACTTCATCGGCCATCGATCGCCTTCGCCGTTCACTGCTTGTTCCCGTTTGTTTCCGCGTTTCCCAGCAACCCAGGAGTTTTGCCATGCCGAATGTTCTGACCTACACCGTCACCGCCGGCCCCGTCACTGATGCTGACGTGGTCAAGCGGACTCTCCAGATCGTCGTGAACGGCGAGTCGAAGGATTCGACCGACTACCCGTCGGATGCCACGAAGTTCTCTGACCTGATCGTGAACCAGGATGACAGCGTCGTGATGACTTTGATTGACACCGACGATGCCGGCAACCCGTCGGCCCCTGCGGTCGTCGAATTCGTGGCTATGGACACGATCCCCCCGGCGATGCCTGGGAGCTTCGGCGTCACGCTCGTGGGTGAGGCTTGATACATACCGCCCTCCTACCCTCCAGGGCTCAAGCCTTGGAGGGTAGGGGCGCGGCTCATACGGAAAGGATTCCAATGAATACATGGCTCAACGTCTTTGCGGTGCTGATGCTCACCGGCGCCGCTTTCTACGCTTCACTCATTCCCTACATGACGAGAGAAAAATGAGCCCGAAGCCGAAGAGAATCCTCCTGGATCAAGACGTTTTTCACCTGGAGTGCGTCGATGACTTGCGGTGCGACTCCTACGTTGACGTGAGGATCGACACGATTCCTCATAGGAAGGATGACCCGGACTACTCGGAGTCGCCGGAGCTTCTAAGGAAGGTGGCTGTGTGGCTCTTGAGAGCGGCTGAATGGCTGGAGGGGGAGCAGGCATGAAGTACATCAGCATTTGCTCGGGGATAGAAGCGGCATCTACCGCATGGCACGGCCTGGGCTGGACGCCTCTGGCGTTCAGCGAGATTGAGCCGTTTCCGTCGGCCGTGCTTGCCGAACGCTACCCGTCGGCTCCGAACCTCGGAGACATGAGCAAGTACCTTGAGTGGCCGGAGGAGCTGCTTGCGGAGTGCGACCTCCTCGTAGGTGGAACGCCGTGCCAAGCGTTTTCTGTCGCGGGGCTACGAAAGAGTCTTGATGACGATCGCGGGAATCTCTCGCTGGTCTATGTCCAAATGTTTCACCACATTAACGAGGTAAGAAAGCGTCATGGAAGACAGCCAGCAATTGCTCTTTGGGAAAACGTCCCTGGAGTTCTCAGCACCAAAGACAACGCCTTCGGCTGCTTCATCAGCGGCCTCCTCGGGGTCGATGACACCGTTGAAGTTGAAGGCGGGAAGTGGCCTAAAGCAGGCTTTCTCGGTAGCGAAACCGTCCGAGTGGGTTATCGAGTCCTCGATGCCCAATATTTTGCCGTGGCTCAAAGGCGTCGGCGAGTCTTTCTCGTTGCCGTGCCTTGTGAGCTTGTCTCAAGTCTTGGAGAACGGGCCTGTCCCTCAGAGATACTTTCTCTCCGAGAAAGCGTGCTCGGGAATCCTCCGGCGCGCGGAGAAGCGCGGCAAGCAGTTGCCGGAAGCGTTGCGGAGCGCGCTGCAAGCGGTGGTGAGCCATACCACCTTGACCGAGCCATGTTCAACCAAGGAGTGAACGCCCAGTACGAGCCTCAGATCACCGATGACGGCGTGGCGGCAAGCATGGTGGCTCGAGGGCCGGCGGCCGTGATGTGGAGCGCCAGCGATCAAGCAAACGCCGAGAGGCTCGTCGATCACGCAGGGACACTTAACTGCAATCTTGGTCAACGTGGCGGATGGATTGCACCGAGCGTGGCCTTCGGCGGCAACCGCACCAGCGGGCCGCTGGATGTGGCTACGAGCTGCCTCGAGAACGGGTCGCCGCACGGCAGGATGGACTTCGCGAGCGAGACGTTTGTGGTGAACGGTCATCCAGACCCCGCCTACGCTATTTCCGCTGGCAAGCAGGGCGAGGGCGGTGTGTTTGGAAGTGGACGTGACTCGCAGGATACGTTTGCGGTCGTTGCCTTCCATCCCACTCAAGACCCGATAAGCAGCGTGGACGGATCGACGCACGCGATGGGCTGCGGCTTGAAGGGCGGGTGCTGCACGCAGGCGGTCGCCTTCACCAAATCCAAGCGCGCCCAAAGCGCCACCGATGACGAGTCGTGGGTTCCTGGCGAAGTCGCTCCGACTCAGAATCAGTTCGATGTCGGGGATACACGGGCGACGACGGTGGTGGCGTTCAACACCTGGGGTGGAGAGCCAAGGGCAGATCGACCCAATGGTGGCTTCTACGTTGAGGAAAACGCCGAGGCATCGAAGACTTTGGATAGCCAAGGAGGACTCAACCCGTCAGCCTCGCAGGGGGGGACGGTGGTGGCGTATGGTCTTTCGACAACGGTAACTCCAAAGTTCGCACTTGAGCTTTCGCCAACTATTGCGACTCCAAGCCCTAGCGGTGGCGGCCAGCCGCAGTGCGTGGCGTTCACGAAGAACAGCCGCGACGAGGTTCGTCAGATCGATGGAGACGGCCAGATCGCTGGGGCGTTGCCTGCGGAGATGGGGATGCACCAGACGAACTATCTGGCGTTAACCAACCGCTCTCGAGGCGGCGTAAAAGTCCCGGAGGTGGTGAAGGACGGAGTCACCCCCGCGTTAACCAACCCAGGCAACGGCGGCCGAGCGGATGCCGTGAATGTCCTCGCGGACGCCCCAGTTCAAGTTCAGTGGGCATCTGGTGGCGGCAAAGTAGAAAACCCTACGATGCAGGCTCTTCGCACTAGCGCAGAGCACAACTACCAATTCGTGCGCCAGGCCATGCAAGTGCGCCGCCTCACGCCCACCGAATGTTGCCGATTGCAGGGCTTCCCCGACGAGCACTGCGACATCACCTTCCGCAAGAAGCCAGCCGCCGACGGGCCGAAGTACCGCGCCCTCGGCAACAGCATGGCCGTCCCGTGCATGGCGTGGCTGGGATGGCGAATTAAAAAGGCTACAGAGCAAGAGTAAAGCAATGGAATGCTACCTCATCCCCACCGCGAGGCTTCGACCCTCCGAACGGTTGTTGATCGCCACGAAACTGACCCGGCCTGACAGCGACTTCCAGCGGGCGCTCACCGCCAACACGGCTCAAGGGACGATTGCGTTGTGCCTGGATCAGGGCGAGATCATTGGCTGGGCCAGGACTGAGCAGTGGCAGGGCTGGAACACGCTGGAAGCCTTCGTTGATACGGCGTATCGAGGCCGCGGAGTGGCGACGTTCGCTGCCGCGGGCCTTGTGGCTTCGTGCCAGTTCTTTCGCGGCTCCTACGCCTACGCCGCCGTCTTCCGGCCGTCGATGAAATCGCTGGGCCGGAAGGTCGGCGTGGCGACGATTCTGTTCCAGAAGCACACCGATGGAACGTGGTCGCTGGCATGACGCCCAAACAAGTTCTCACCGCCAGGCTTTCGGCCCTCAAGAGCATGTGCGACCAGACGGGCGAGATCCTGGACGAGGTCATCGAGCACGCTCGATCAACAGATTCGTATGGGCTGGCCGTGGCGGCCAGCCATCTGAAGGACTCCCTGCTGGTGTTCGGCAGGGAATGCGAAAGGCAAGTAATAAAGGAGTTCCCATAATGATGACTCGTGGCGATGAAAGAGTTCTGGTCGAAATGTGGCACGCCGGCCACCGGGTCCGCGAGATCGCGGGCCGCTTGGGGATCGGCATATCGACGGTCAACCTTTACAAGCGGCAGGCAGGGCTCAAGGCCCGCGGCCTGAAGCACCAAGGCCAGCCGGATGATCCGTCACCGGAGGACGAGGCGGCATCCCAGGCTGGCCTAGCCCTCGCCCCCTCGGTGGCTCGCGCCGCCCGCATCATCCGCCAGCGTCACCTGGAAAGAATGGCGGGTGCTCGATGAGCTGGCATCTCGTCACGACCGGCCTGCCCCCGGCCGGCAACAGGGTTCTTGTCTACCTCCCGCAGTACCGCGACATCGGGATCGCATACCGGGATGAGCATGGTTTCTGGCGACACGACGATGGCGCCGGCTTCCAGGAGTGGGAGGTGACACACTGGACAACCCTCCCGGATCGGCCTTGACGCATAGCCTACCGATGCAGATAATCCGCTCGTTCTGTCCCTTTCTCATGGAGGATTCTTATGCGTTCTTTTCTTCTGGCTCTCGCTCTTCTGGTCTGCGGCACGGTCGCCAACGGCCAGACTACGGTGACGATCACGACGGCTCAGGCCGACGCTGATTACATGGCCCGCACCGGCCGGTTCGGCCACTGTGGCCGGCACGGCAGTGGATACGAGGGGATCGGCTTCTCGACGGTGTCTGCGGACGATGCCATCAAGCGGTCGTGTTTCTGGGGCAAGCGGCGCCCCGTGGAGATCGCCACGTCGTTCTCGGCCCGTCGACGCGGCTGGGTAGCCGTGGTTCGCTACCGCTGAGTATTCGCTCCCACGGCCGGCGGCTGGTTATCTCTCTCGGCCAGCCGCCGGCTTGTGGTGAGCCCCCCAGGAGCATCAACGTGAACAACCGAGAGCTAGACGCCGTGGCCGAAGTCATCGGAAGACTCATGGCTGGCTTCGTGACCGCCGTGGTCGTTTTCGCCGCTGTTTCGGCCGGCGTGATGATCTTCTGGAACGCTGCCGTCCCAGATGTCTTCGGCCTGCCGTCACTCACCTACAGAAAAGCAGCGGCGTTCGCTGCGATCGTCGGAAGTCTTTCATTCCTCTGGAAAAGGTAATCATGTCCCGACTAGTCAACGTCCCGATGTTGTTCCGCCTCTGGTTCAGCGATCTCAGCGACGACGATCTGTGCATCGAGTTGCGGATCGTCAGGGCCACGATGTCGAGGCTCGCCAAGCAGTACGCGCTGCCGCCCAGGCTCACCGCGAAGGGCGATCCGCAGCGTCGGCTCGACGATCCAACGGCGGAAGAGATCGCGGAGCGGGCTGCGATCGAGCGGAGCCGGTGGACGCCGGAAGAAGAGAAGCGTCGAGCCGTCGGCCGTAGGGCCGTCGAGGTCGCGGCCTACGAGTTCGATGTGCAGCAGCGTGTGTTTCGGTATTGACCAGATAGGCTACAAGCGGCGATAATCACAGGATGCTTGAGAAGACCATCGTGGCGAAAGTCGTCGCCACGGCCAGGTCGATGGACTGGTGGATATGTAAGCTGCACGGCAACGCCTACAGCCTGCAAGGTCTGCCAGACCTTTTAGCGATCAAGGATGGTCGCGCCGCCTGGCTTGAGTGCAAGGTTCCGGGGAACTCCCCTACCCGCATTCAGGAACACCGGATGCGAGAGCTGACCGCCGCGGGCTGCCCGGTGGCCGTCGTGACCAGTGCCGGCGAAGCGCGGGCGTTTCTGGAGAGCCTGAAATGAGATACGTCAAGGTAACTGCGACGGTGAGCGAACCGCGAAACTCAGGCGGCTACGGCGATGAACGCCGCAGGGTGATCGGTAAGGCTTCGATCACTCCGTCCGGTGGGAGCCGCGATGTTGGCGGCGAGATCGCAGACCTAATCGGGTTTCTGTGCTTCTGCGACAAGAGCCTGGACAGGAAAGAGATCGCCGCCGCTGTTGTCGAGAGAATTGGCGACCTACCGGAGGTCTACGAGACGGCAGCGGAGCGGGCCGCAAACTCCGCGGTCGTCACGCTCTCCAGGGGCTTCGACGAGCGCTTCGACACATTGCATAGGAACTTTGTTCGGCTCTGCGAAAGGGTGGACGAACTGAAATGATCGAAGAATCCTGGCTCGTCGAGTACGTTCTGCGAGCCAAGGCCGCCGGCGCGAAAACGGCTATCGACGTGGGTGCGAACGTCGGTGAGTTCTCGCGTCTGCTGGCCGAACACTTCGACCATGTCGTGGCCGTCGAGCCCGACCCCAGGGCGTTTGCCATCTTGGAGAAGTCCGTCCCGTCGAATGTGGTGTGCCTGCGGGCCGCCGTAGCCGCGGGCAGCGGTGATATCGACTTCCACCTCAGACCCCATACGGTGCAGTCGTCGCTTCTGCTCACGCACCCGATCGGCGCGGCAGATCAGACCGAAGCCCCGGTGATCGAGACGATACGCACCCCGTGCCTGTCGCTGGACGATGTCTTAGCCCAGGCCCGCAGCCGGTGGGACGATGCCGGCCGGCTGTTTGTGAAGGTCGACGTCGAGGGGGCCGAGGGCCAAGTGCTGGCCGGTGCTTTCGATGCCGCCTACCGGGATGCCGCGTGGCTGATTGAGATTCACGACCGCGAGCGGGTGGTCGAAGCGGCTCTGGCCCTTCTGGGATTCGACGAGATCGAAGTCATCCCGCATCCGTACCCCTCGGCGCATCCCAAGCATATGTGGTTCTACGCAGACAGGGGTGACGAATGACGACCGTCAGGCCCGAATCATTCTGGGAGATGGAAGATTCCTACAAGCCGATGTACCAGCGGTACGTCGACTTAGGTCGGCTGGAGGCAAAGAAGTCAAAGGTCGCCATCGTCTGCATCGCCAGGAACGCGATGCCCTACGCGATCAACACGCTGGAGCTGATCGACGAGCTGGCCGGCGAGTTCCGCGAGGCCGTTTTCTACGCCTTCGAGAATGATTCAGTCGACGGGACCGACAAGGCTCTGGACGGCTTCGCGGCCACGAGATCGTGGGCGACCGTCGAGCATGACACTCTCCACCGGCCGGATATTCGAGGCTTCGAGCCGGAGCGGACGATCGCGCTGGCCGAGTACCGAAATAGGTGCAGGCTCTGGGTGGAGAATCATGCCATAGACGCCAGGTACACCGTGGTACTCGATCTAGACCCCCACGGGGGCTTCTCAGTCGACGGCGTGCTGAACTCCATCGGCTGGCTGATCGAGTACGAGGGCCAGACGTGCCAGGGAGTCACGCCCGGCGGGATGGCGAGTTACTCGCTGTATGTCACGGTCCACGAAGGCGGCACTCAAGGTGTTGCCCACTACGATGCTTTCGCCGGCCGCCTCTGTTGGTGGGAGGACAGGAAGAAGCAGCTCGACGACGGCCAATGCACGGGCCATATCTGGTTCCACGCCTTCCTCCCGCCGGCCGGCTGCGAGCCGGTCCCGTTCTATTCCGCGTTCGGCGGGCTGGCTGTCTACAAGACCGAGGCATTCCTAGCCCCAGGCGTCCACTACGCCGGCGGGGACTGTGAGCATGTGGCTCTGCACAAGTCCATGCGTCATGCCGGATACGGTATGTGGTTGAACCCCGGATGCCGCTACGCGGCGATCCTCCCGGAGCGGCCGTGAACCTGACCGCTAATCAGAAGCGTGCTCTTCGACGCCTCTGGAGTGGCGACCTCGATCTGCTGGAGATCGCCGAAGACCTCACGTTTTCGACGTACCTATGGGTCCAGGATGGCGAGGAATGTGAGATTCTCACATTCGACGTGGCCGCGGTTGTCCAGGCAGCCAGGGCTCTAGGGCTCAACGAAAGGTCGCAAGTCGAGATATTCGTGCCGACGCCTGAGCAGATACGGGTAGCTGCGGCGCTGATCCGCGAGGGATGGACGCAGAGGGAGCGAGAGGATCGTCGCAAGAGCGCGTGGCTGTCGGGTATACTTGAAGATGCTACAGAGGCAGACAAAAACAATGCTGGCGGAAGTACGTCTCCTGATAGCGCCGAAGGAGATTCGGCTGATCTTTAAGGTGGGTGACGAGGTCGTCGAAGACGAGCTGTGGAAGACTGACCGGAAGGTCAGTGCCAAAGAGGCGAAGGGATTGGCCGAGGTGGCGTTTCACGACTATTTCGACTTGGTGAACTACAACGTCAATGGAGAGTGACGAGTCGGAAATCTCGATCCATTCATTCGGCGACGATAGCCCGCCATTGATGGCTAGTGTGCCGGAGCCGCCGCCTAGCCACTGGGGCAAGATCACTAGCACTGCACGAACTACAAGCGAACAGTATCTGCGTTTCCTCTATGGAGTAGCACCATGTCGGACAACGGAATGTCAGACGAAGAAGTGTACGGAGCCGGGCTGCCGATCTTCGAGAAGTTGAAGCTCCTGGCGGAGTGGGCTCCGCTGATCGGCAGGCTTCAGGGTGTGATGACGGCCGAGACGCCGTATGACCAGAGTCTGGCTGTGGTGAAGACCCTCCAGTGGGCGGCCGGGAAGAGTGGCACGGCCATCGACGACGAGGCCATCTCTCACCTGGAAGCCGTATTGCGGACTCCAGAGGGCAAGGCGTTCTTCCAGTGGGTCGTTCAGAGGGTCACCGGATGATCTACCTACAAGCCCTTGCCGGCCTCGCTGCTGTCGTGATCGCTGCTGGCCCCCAGCTCTCCTACGGATACACCCATCTCATGGCATGGCTCCACGACCCTCCAGCAACGCCTGACACGCCCGTACTGCTGCCCATCGCCCCGAACTACCAGACGGCCATGCAGAACCTGTCCAGCGTTCGCCTGCGGCTCCTGCGGACTGATTGCCTGACCGACGAGGTCGCCAAGGCCGTCGCGACCCTGACGCTCGCGTTGATGGACGGGAGCGAAAAATGACCCAGACGACGAGGCTCATCGTGGCCGGAGTCTTGCTTGCGTTCGCCTGGAAGGGGAATGAAGTCACGATCCCGTGGCCTCAGCCGGAATCGTCTCCAGCCACCGCTCCGCAGCCGTCGCCTGCGGTGCTCGCGATGGCGGCGCCGGTCAGAGAGTTCCTGACCAAGATGACGCCGAAGGATCGTCTGTATCTAAGCCACTTCTATGACGCCGTTCGCTACGTCTTGGCGAGAGACGGCGAACGCGACGAGCCGATCATCGCCGACACGAAGAAGTTCGAGGTTTTCCACGCCGGTTCCCTTCGTCTGGCCGTGAACAAGTCCGACGTCGGCAAGTACGGCGAACTCGGCGATGCGATCGACAAGGTATTCCTGGATGCCGTCGGGGCCGATGAAAAGCCTGTCGATGACGAGCTGAGGGCGAAGTTGGTCGCGGCCTGCGGAGCCCTGTCGTGGGTGTTCGATATTCATGGCGAATAAGTTCGACCCGCTGAAGTCTTATTCCGCCGGCCTGATCGGCTGTGCGTCTTCACCTCGCTCTGACGAGGTCTTCGCGGACTACATTATCCGCCGAGGCGGCAATCCCAACGGCAGTGAGGTCGCTCACGAGTGGGAGTTTGCCGATGCCGGGAAGGGGAAGCTGATCCTCTTGTTCCCATCGGTCGAGAAGGCATTCCCAGGCTGCTGGCCTGGACCGACGCAATTGACAGGCGACTGTGTTGCCAAAGCAGCGGCGAATTGCTTGCTCACCTCGCTTTCCCTTGAAGCGTTGTCAGGCAAGCCCGATGAAGTCACCGGCATGGTCGAGGGCATACCCGACGTTTCGCCTCTAGGGATCAAGAATATCCCGGTCGCTAGTGAAAGCCTCTGGAGCTGGAGGGGTTTTGATTCGGACGGCTGGGTTTGCAGCGAGGCGGCGAAGGTCGCCTGCGAGCGAGGCTTCCTGATTCGCAAGAACTATCCGAAACTCAAGATCGATCTGACGAAGTACACGCACTCGACAAATTCACTGGGTGGATCACGTCCACCAAGTGCGGCGTGGCTGGCAGAGAGCAAGCAGTACGTCGCGCGGACTTCCACGTTCCTCAAAGGCCGCGAACAAGTCCGCGATATGCTCCACCAGGGCTATGGGGTGTTTAACTGTTCCTCGATGGCCTTCGAGAAAACCCGCAACGAGGACGGCTACAGTCGCCAACTTGGGGTATGGCAGCATGCGCAAGCCTATATCGGGTATGACGATCGCCCTGACACGATCAAGAAGTACGGCCAGGCTCTGGTTTGCTGGCTGAATAGCTGGTCGAAGTGGAACTCAGGCCCGCGCCGCGTTCGTGGCACCACCATCGATATCCCGCACGGCGCTTACTGGGCGCTCGCCAGCACAATCGACCGGGCCAATAACATCGCTCTCTCTTCTGTCGCCGGATGGCCTCGCCGGCAGCACACAACGTATGGCGCCAAGGGGAACATCTGATGATTGCCAGGCAGATAGCAGACGCTGTTGGTGTTTCGACGTTCTTCGGCCTGACCGTCGTGATGCTGGGCTGCATCCCTATGGGTACGGGTGCTGGCAACCTGGAGCCGTTCGTGGCCGTCACCGGCAACTACGCGATCCATGAGAGCAGTTCGTCGCCCACCCCGGCCCCAGCACCCGATAGCGATGTCTGCGAGTCGTGCAACGGCACGGGGAAGTCGGACGGGCGAGTCACTTGCCCGACGTGCAACGGCACGGGGAAGAAGACGAAGGTGGCGACCGTGCTCGTTCACCCCGTGGCACCAACCATTTGCAGGACAGGCACATGCTCGACGCAACGTACCGTCCGCTGAAAGACTACGTCGCCCGCCGCGGCGGCTTACGGCTGGCGATGCACGAGCGTCTCCGCGACCAGTTGGTCGAGGCCGCCGTGGCCGACTGGCCCGACGGGTGCGACCCCGACAAGATCGAGGACGTCGTGATCGCCCGCCTCCGCATCCGCGTGCGTGAGCAGTACGGATCAATAATGGCGATGCTCCTGATCAGCATCTTGGCGAACGTCATCGGCCGGCTGATCGTCCAGTGGTGGCGCGAGCGGCACAGCCACCGCGTTCTCATGTCTGGGTGGTACGCGCAGGCGAGGAAGTCTGATTGACCCTGCCGAATCAAAAGTATGACGTGATCCTCGTCGATCCCCCGTGGTCTTACTACGGCCAGCAAGCCAAGTGGGGCGCGGCGGCGAAGTTCTATAAGACGATGAGCGACGATGACCTGATGTCGCTTCCCGTTGGCTGGATCGCTAAGGACAACACGGTCCTTTTTTGCTGGGCGACCGGACCGCGCCTCGATTTCGCCATTCGCCTCGTCGAGCACTGGGGGTTCGTCTATCGAGGCATGGGTTTCGTGTGGGTCAAGTCCACAAAGGCCGGCGTGCCGATCGGCGCCCGCGGAGTTCGGCCAAGCATCGTAAAGCCCACGACGGAGTTTGTGATCGCCGCCTCGATGGTCGCCAAGGGCCGCCCGATGCCGCTGGACGACGAATCGGTGGCTCAGGTTGTCTTGGCCCCGGTCACTGCCCATAGCCAGAAACCAGACGAAGTTCAGGCTAGGATCGAGAGGCTCTACCCTTCTGCTTCTCGGCTGGAAATGTTCGCCAGGCGTCGAAGAGCGGGATGGGACGCATGGGGCGACGAGGTTTCCACGGTCGGGGCTCCCGTTTCTACGGACGGGTGATATGCCATACCGCATCCCTACTTTCCGCCCTCGCCAGATGCCTGCCAAGCAGCGCCCGACGGCTGCCGCCCGCGGCTACTGCTCGGCAGCATGGCGGCGTACCAGGCTGGCAGTGATCGCCCGCGACGGTGGCGTCTGTCAGCTCTGCGGAGAGCTGGTGCAGGGGGACGACCGAGACGCTCATGTCGATCACGTCATCGAGAAGGCTGCCGGCGGCGGCGATGAGCTATCTAACCTTCGCCTGGTTCATCGCTCGTGCCACTCGAAGCGGCACGCTTCCGACCGCCTTGGCGGGCGGCTGCGTTCTTAGCCTTCGCCGTCCCTCCCTTGCTCCCCCACTCCTTGACGCGAGCCTGGTGGGCCTTGGAATAGTAGGGGTAGTAGTGCTGCTTCATGGCGGCGATCGCCGCTCTCCGGATCAGCCGGATGCCGAACAGCTCTGCGAACACGTCAGCCCCGCTTTCGGCCGCTCGGGCCGCCGACCGATATACCCCGCGCTTCGAGCACCCCAGGGCAACCATCGCATCCTCGACGGTCAGGTAGTCGTCTGTCTCGATCTTCATCGCCGCACCACTCCGATCACGCTGTCGCCTAGTTCTGTCAGTGCCGCGGCCACGCGCCGCAGCGGTCGATCTGGCTGCTGGGCCTCTGGTTGCCACGCAGGGGGCTGCTGCCACGCTGCCTGAGCCTGCGGCTGCCAGACGGTTGTTACGGCCGGGGGGGCCGCCGGCGGCCGCTCCGCGAGAACCTCGCGGAGCAGCACGACGGTGACCACAACCAGAACGGCCCGCCAGGTGTCGCGAACCATGCCAATCATACGCAGACACTCCCCTCGGCGGCTACGGCTTCCTCGCGGATGGCCGCGGCCTGGCCCAGGCATCGGCGGGCGTATTCCTCGATCTCGCCGGCCGCCCAGTCGGCAGCCTGGAAGCGGGTAGCGAAACAGTGCTCGAACGAGTGCAGCACTCTGGGGGTTCCGCCGATGGCCGGCCTCACGAGCTTGACCCCCTCGAACTCCTTGACCTCGTGGACCTCCTGGATGATGGCTCGGCAGCCCTGGTGGCTATCGAAATGAACAAACGCGGCAAACATGATTCTCGTCTCCTGTAGGTTTATCGTCTTTCTGTCGCCCTGTAGGCTACTCTTTCCGCCGTCGTTTTCCAGCCCGTTTCGCCGCACGGGCGTTGATCTTGTCGATGGCCTCCTGCGCCACCCTGTTCATGGCCTCTCGGGCTCCCCTCTGGCTGGCGATGCCGCTCTTGACCAGAAACGTCAGCCAGCCGGCCTCGTATCCGGTGATGCGGTTATTCACTGGAGCCCCTCCTCTGCGATCTTTCGCTTCATTGCATTGGCGAACTTCGCCGCCCGATCGGCCGTCATCCCGACTCCAATGAAAGAGACGCGGCTAGTGACGGCGACCTTGGCAGCCCCAGCGATCACGACCTCCACGACCTCCACCGCAGCTTCCAGGGTGTCCTCCGCGCCGAGAATCTTCCATGAGTAGTTCGACCCGTCTGCCGGCTTGTCGAGCCGCAGATAGGGGCGGTACTGCATCTTCACGCCACCAGTCAACTGGCGGTTGATCTCGGCAACGACCTTGCGGCCCTGCCGGACAACCCACTCGCTTTTCCGTCCAGGCTTGAGTTTCACTGTCAGTTTCATCTCTCTCTCCTCGGGTTTCGCCGCACGGGGGCGGCAGGGTGTAGATCGAGCACTGGTTGCTACGGTCAGGGGTTGACGAACAGGCTCGCGTCGGCGGCTCGGCCCGTCCAGAACGCATCCATGAAAGCATCGCCGTCCTCGAATGAACCATTGACCTTCGCCCAGGCATCTCCCTGCCGGTGGCCGATCTGGAGCGTCGAGAACGCAGCCCCCTCGGGGAAGTGCTCGGCCGCGAAAGCGCGGATCGCTTCGAGCACCTTGTCGCCGTCATACATATCACCGTTGGCGAACTCCATCGCGGTCGGGCAGATCGAAATACTGATTCGTCTCATGGTCGCTCTCCTCGTCTCTAGGGTTTAGGTTTCCACGTTCCGGGGTCGTCATCGGACGGCCCATCCCATCGCCCCGGTCGCGTTTCCGCGGACGGGGGTCAGGGGCGGGTCGTCTAGGCCGTTGCCTTCTTCTCCCGCAGATGCTTTCGAGCCGCCTTCCGCAGGTCGGCCTCGACGGCCGCATCGGGCCTCGGCTCCTCATGGTCGAGCGTGAACGTGACGCGGGCAGTTCCGCGGTAGAGTTTCACGCAGTCCAAGCCGATCAGTTCCTGCCACCCGCCGCGGAATCGGAGTTTGCCGGCCGCCCCCGGCATCCGCTCGCAGTCGAGGTAGTCGATCACTCGCTGCGGCAGGTCGCACAGCGGCACAACCTTCCCGCCGCGACGGACGGCGACGAGCAGCCCGCCAAGGATCGACGGACGAAAAGCCGCGGTGTACCGCTCCTTCCGTTTCGTCGCGCGGGGTACGAAGAACTCACCCAGCGGGTCGCAGCCGGTCGCGGCAACGTCCCGCGAGTAGTCGAGCCACGACCGGTCGATCTCGTCGGCGGTCGGGAGATCATCCGCACCGACCTCTTCATGGTCGCCGTCGCTGTAGTTGTCCACGGTGTAGGTGCCGTCATCGTCCATCCAGTAGCTGGACTTGTGCCAGCCGACCGGGCAGTCGCGCTCCCCGCAATTCCACGCCACGCTCGCAATAATGTCTGCCATCGTTCGTCCCTTTCGTATGGTTCCCCCGTCCGGGGGTCTATAGTTTCCACTAGTCCATCCCCGCCGGCAACGTGCCGGGCGGGGGCATCGTCGTCGTCCCTACGGGCGGATGCCCGTCCCCTCCAGCTCCTCGCGCACCAACCGGCAAACCTCCTCCGCGATCGGCTCACCAATGTCCGCGTAGGTGTCGAGGTGGTGCCACTCATCGGGCAGCTCCTCGCCGGCTGCCACGGCTGCCACGATCTCGCCGGCCAGACGGCGGGCCGTCCGCGCCGCCGACGTCGCCTCCCGGCGGATCGCCGCCGTGATCACCGCACCGTCGCGGTCGCGGCCAGCGATCTCTCGGTAGCCTCGGGCATCGGCCACGGCCTGCCGGAGCCCCTCGCGGGCATCGGCATCCTCCAGGCTGCCGGCCAACCGCTCGGCCACCTCCAGGGCGATCGCCGGCATCGGCCGCCGACCGCGGTAGGTGTCGATCTCGACCCAGATCAGCGGCACGTCGTGACCGGCGGCCCGCCACGCCCGCACCTCATCCATCTCAGCCATGACGGCGTTTGCCTCGGCTAGCTCGATCATCGCGTTTCCCATGTATGACATCGTCGCGTTTCCTCGTTCGGGGTTCTCGTTTCCACAATCCGGGGGCCACGCTGGCCCGCCGGCATCACTCCCAGGCTCGCACCTTCACCGTCTCGGGGAAGAAGCCGTCATCGCTCCATGCGATTCGAGCGTCGTCCTCCGCGTCCTCCGCGGTCGGCTCGGCCGACCACCACTCCAGATCGATCTCCTCCACCTCTCCGAATGCTGGCGAGAATCGCAGCACTATTCCCTCGCAATACCATCGTGCTCGTGCCATCGTCGTTTCCTCGTTCGGGGTGTCCTATCGTTTCGCCGGCCGGGGGCAACGCGCCCGCCGGCCGGGGTCGTCACTCGTCGCGCTGCTCCATCCTCCGCAGGAGGTGCTCCATCTGGTCGATGACGTCGCGGATATCACCCAGAATCATCCGCTCGACCTCGGGGCCGGTCGGGCCGTTGCCGTCCCAGTTTCGGATCGCGCCTGCCCAGTGAATCAGCAGCACGGCCGCCGCCGCTTCCGCCGAATCCTCCGCGAGGCATGCGCCGCCCATCTGATCGATGGCTGTCTTAGCCACGCTGAAAATCGGGTGATGCATCGGGTCGGAGTTATTCATCGTCTCGCTCATGGTTTCCACGCTCCAGGGGTTCTCGGGTTTCCATCCACGGGGCCACGCTGGCCGCCGACTCGGCCCCGCCCGCGGGCGACGGGGCCGGCTCGGGGGTCATCAGTAGGCTCCGACCTCCTGCGTTGCCCATGCCCGCAGGCCGCCGACTACGTCAGGCATACGGGCCAGGAGCCGCCGGCAGGCATCGGCTCGTGATCGCCAGCGGCGGGGCTCGACGAGCCTGCCTGGGCCGCTCCAGTAGGATTCGGCATCCACGATCAGGTCGCGCAGTGCATGGCCGGTTTCGGCGGCCAGGCGTTCGCATTCGGTCAGCAGGGCAGTCTCGGTCGGGGTCATGTCTCGTTTCCTCTCTCTGGTTCTCACGGTCGGGGGCGACCGGCGAAGTTGCCGGCCGCCGGGTTTCCTCGGTCGGGGGTCAGGCTCCGATGCTCTCGCGGCTCGCCGCCAGGCCGCGGGTGATATAGGCGTCGTGCGCAGCCGATGCGGCGGCCAGCATCGACGGCAACTTCGCGGCGAGCGATCCGGCGACCGAATCGCTGGAGAACCCCCGGCCCCGCCGCTGGTAGTCGGCACCAAGCATCACGCCGGCCGCGATCCCCTCGGAGTATCCGGCGAGCGTGGAGGCCGGCGGATCGCTCTCCATCCCCTCCGCGAAGCCGCGCACGATCAGCGCCTTGGCTGCCGTGACGCACGACCGCTCGCGCTTCTCCACCTTCAGTGCCTCGCGGAGCCGGTGCGGCTCGCGGTGGCCGGATGCGTCCATCATGTAGGCCACCGCATCCCATGCGGCGCCGATCGTGCGGCGCTCGGCCGCGGTGTAGCTCCAGTTGCTCATCTCTCGTTTCCTCTCTGGGGGTCGTCTCGTTTCCACGTTCCAGGGGGCCGGCAACGTGCCGGCCCCCATGTCTCCATCGGTAGCCTATTCGGCCAGTACCGTCGCGCGGGCCTGGTGATCGCCGGTCATCGCCGCCGTGACCATCTCCTCCGAGGGCAGCGGGGCGCGGCCCATCACCCGCTGGTATTGCCTGCGGTTATCACGGTGCCGTTCCAGGGCCGAGAGCATCACCGCCCGCCGCAGGGTCGCGGGGATTGTCTGCCACTGGAAACGCTCCAGGCCACGACGCATCGACCGGCAGACCGTCGATGCCGTGTCCGAGACGTGGAGACGGTCGACCACCCGATCGACGCCAGCGACGTCGGCCTCGGTGAGCGCCATGACCGGCAGCCTGCCAACGCGGGCGATCAGCCCCGGCACCGCTCGTGCCGTCGCGAGATTCACGACGTTCCCCTCGGGCATCGTCCACGGGCGAGCCTCGGCGGCCCGCTGGTCGCGGCCGATCCGGCGCTGACGGGCCGCGGCTCGGGCATTCTCCGCGGCATCACCAGGGGTGCCGAAGACGTGCCGCAGGCGGGCCGCGGTCGCGGTGATCTCCCGGCGGGTGTCGTGAGTCTGGCACGCGAACCGCCGCCGCTGGTTGTGCCTGGCGGGCAGCTCCCGCAGCACCGTGACGGTCGCGAATCGGCTGCCGATCCTCACGACGGCCTGCATTCCGATTGTGATGTCATTCTGTCGCATGGCTCGTTTCCTCTCTCGGGGGGGTCTTAGGTTGTAGGTTATTCGTTTCCACGCTCGGGGCTCCGTTGCCCTCGATGACCAAGGATAGCATCGTCGTGGATCGGGTCAAGTCTAAAATAATATCCTCGGGTTTCTCGCGGGTTTCTACGATCGGGGGTTTCGACGGACAGTTGGGAAACGAGAAACGGAGGGTTTCCACGGCCGGGCTCACTGATCATTCCCCGGTAGCGTGATCCCTGCCACGTCGCATCGAATCACCATCGCGGTCGAGTTGCCAGGCATCGTGAGCTTCAGCCAAACGGAGCCGCTGGTCAGGTCGATCTCATATTGGCTCTTCACGCCCCAGGCCGTTTCCAGCCACTCCATCCGCTGTTCAAATTCCGCAGCCAGCTTTTCGACGGTGGCTCGGGTTCGTTTTCGTTTCATCGTGCGTTCCTCATGTTTCGACGGTCGGGGGCCGGGTTCCGCTCTCCGGCCTGGTTTTTGCCATTCTGGCAGTCATAGGATGCCCCAGGAAGCCCGATCGGCCAGGTGGCCGACCGTAGATACCCTTGGGTTTCCATGTTCGGGGCTCGGGTTTCCACGGTCGGGTTTCCATGTTCGGGGCTCGGGTTTCCACGCTCGGGAGGGGAGCCGGGCCAGCTCGGGTTTCCATGTTCGGGGGCTCGAGTTTGCTGGCAGCTCGGGTTTCCATGTTCGGGGGTGGTCGCTGGTGGAGTTGGTCAGCAGGGCCGCTCGTCGCTGGTGGAGTTGGTCAGCAGGGCCGCTCGTCGCTGGTGTCACTGGTGTCGCTGGTGGAGTTGGTCAGCAGGGCCGCAATTGCAATCGGCCGCAGGGAAACCCCTGCGGCCGATTGAACCGCGTTCTAGTTCAAGCCAGTTCTACGGTCGCAACCCCCTCGCGACGATGCTCGTCCACGAACCAATTCGCCCCCGCCGCATGATGCCGAATGAATCCCATTCGCGCCGAAGTCTCGCGGAGTTTCCTAGAGCCCTTGGCGCGAAGGGCAACACAGCGGGAGCAACCGTCGAATTCGGGGACGCGAAGGTCGTGAATATCCCCATCCACTGTATCGGCAGCAAACTCCTCCCCGCTGGTTCGGTCGCGGAATATCACTTGCGACGGAACCGCACCGTATCGGTGAAGTGGGCCGAAATAATGGCTGTCAAAAACCACCACCAAATTCACCCCTAGAGCGTTCAGTCGCTTCGCGTCAGCGTAGGTGGTGCGCTCACTTACGCTATAGGCTACATGGTAGTTTGCTGGCAACTCTCCGCGACCATATTCGGCCGCATGTTCTACGTTTTTGGTGTAATTGTAGAACGTGATGGTCGGGTGTTGCTCATAGACTTCGCGGGGGTGTTCAATGTCGGATGCTACGTTAGTTCGGCAGAATGCCCGAACATTGTCGCGGAGTGCTTTCCTCGCCAACGCCCGCAGTTCTTTCGCGAGTCGATGATAGAACCGCGCAGGATCGTAGAACCATAAACGGGTACGCTTCGTTGCTGCTTCGCGGACGGTTCTAGTAACGGTTCTCCCAGCAAACCACAGAACACAGACGAGGATACATGCGGCCGTAGCATGCGGGCAGACATTCACAACCCCCGACCGCTTCGACGGGGCCAGTGTAACTCCCGCATTTATGATGCGGGAACCGTCGGGGAGTTTCCGCAGTTTCGCGTTGTCGGAAAGGATAGAGCGAACGGCAGAATCAAGGGCAGCGGCGTCGATTGTTTTCGTTGTCATGGTTCGTAGCCTTTTCTGTGGTGGTGGTTATGAAATTCTGGTAACGGTGAAATTCTGCTCTTCGTTTTTGTATGTGTCGCCAACGGATGCGGAATCAAGCCACTCTCCGAATGTAGACTCCTCCTCCTCGTCTTCGTTGAAATACTCGCGCTCGTCTTCGGGGAATCCCAGATATGAGACGGTTTCAAAAAACCCCCGCCCACTGTCATCGCGAACGGTGAATGTCGGCTCTTCAGTCGCGAGAATCTTGCAACCGAGTTTACGGGCGGTTTCAACGCTATCGACGGTTTCAACGAACCCGCCCGCATCGTCGCGAATCTCCCACCATGTTTCTCCGTTGTCGAATATCGCCCTTGCCGTTGTCATGCTTCGTTTCCTCCGTTGGTTGTGAGATTAGATATGATTCGGAAGGTCTGCCAGAACTGTTTTCGCACATTCAATCGTTCCCGCTGCCCATTTCTCTATCGTGATCTCTCCGAATTCGGAGCATACGTCAGCATATGAGAAGCAACCATTCCTATCATTCTTCCCCATTAGCGTTGCAAGGGTTTCGGCATCCTTGCGTTTGATGGCATCCGCCATTGCTGCGGCCCACTCATCTACATTGAAACCGCTCATGTCATTCGCTCCAGTGTGCTGCGGGTTCTCCCCCGCGTTGCCAATATCATATCATCGGCACGAACGCAGTCAACACTAAAATGTTTCCCCGATAAAAATAGCGTATGCGAACCGAACGGACACCTAGTAAGTGAGAATCGACACCGTGCCATTGTGCCATCGGCAGCGTACACTCAGCAAAAACTGTGCCAAGGGTAGGGAGTGCCCCGATTGTGGGGGTTAGACCAACAGACCGCCTG